ATTCTGTACCATCGATTACGCGGTGAGCAGTAGATAGCAGCTGTGTAGTCTCGAGGATCATCTTGACCACGTGCTTGTCCACCATCATCGTCGCAGCTTCTACTGGGTTCTCATCGATATAGAATATATTCATTTTTCGCCTAGTTCATTCTCGATTGCTGACATCATCATTCTAGTGAGGTACTCCTCGATCTTGGTCTGGAGTTCAGGAGTTACCTCCTCATTCTCCACTTTAATCATATTATCATCTACTTTCCTATAAATGTCAACTAAAACTGAGTACTGTCCGTCTTCAGTTTCTTCAATAAGATCGCCGGTCTCTGGAAACAAGACTACGAACTCGTCTATGGAGAACCCGCGTCTCCTATCATGCGTTGACTCTAAATTTTCCATTGTAAAATCCTTTCATTGCTTTATCTCTGTGGTACCTATTAGCGCGATTGTAGAAGGGGTATCCATCTAGGTGATCGATCTCATGTTGGATCACCCTAGCAGTGAGGCCGGCGACGCTGAGAGTGTCTATACCTCCCGACGCCGTCTGGAACCTTAGCCTCACCGTATTCCAGCGCTTTATCTTTATGTTTAGCCCTGGATATGACAAGCATCCCTCCTCCAATGTGTTCTCTTCTTCGCTGTGACCAACGATCTTTGGATTGAAGCACGCGTAGTTCTGGTCAACACCTCGCATTACGAACACTCGCACGCTATACCCGATCTGGTTAGCTGAGAGGCCTATTCCCTTATTGGCGTTCATGATCTCGAGCATCTCTCTTACGAGCTCGTGTGGGTTGACTTGCGGGGTTACAAAGTCAAAGTTAGCAGTTGGCGTCGATAGGATTTTATCTGGAAACTTTACTATCTCTTTACTCATGCTGCTATCCTGCTGAAGTTCTTGTGCTTCTCGAATTTGATGACGTTAGAGAACTTGTCCACCATCTGGTCAACTTTGTGGCTGATGATGAAGGTGTTCGTGTCCTGAGTTAAGTTACCGATGATCTTTAAGAACTCATCGGTGCCGTTGGAGTCAAGTGAGCCGTCGAGAACTTCGTCCATGATGAGGACGTTAGTGCTAGCTGTATTGCGAAGCTTAGCGATGGCCCTCCAAGTGAATAAGATCGCTAAGTTGATTCTCATCTTCTCGCCCTCAGAGAAAGAGGCGTAGCTGAACTCGTCTCTGAAGCGAGACTTGATCTTCTCCTCAAAGTTCTCGTCCATCTCAAAGTTAACGAAGAAGTCCATAGATGAGAGGTACTTGTTGATGAGCTTATTTATGACTGGAACGTACTGCTTGATGATCTTGGCCTTGATGCCGTCGTCTTTTAGGACGCGCGCTGCGATGCTGAGGGCTTCTTTATCTCTCAGCAGCTCAGCTTTGGTATCTGACAGAGACTCTAAGATCTCTTCCAGCTCTTTCATCTTGTCGTCGTTCGTTGCGTACTCGTCGGTCTTCTGTTCGAGCTCAGAAATGTCTTTTGCAATCTTCTTACATTGCTGTAGTAGTCCGGTAATAGTATTGGAATGCGTAATCCTCTCAATGTTAAGTGAGGTGATTTGAGAAGAAACTTCAGATATTCGTCCGATTCGATCTTGGATGTTTTGTATCTCTTCGCGGAGCTGGTCAACGCCGGCTGACGTCTCTTGAATTTGGTCTTGTTTAGTAGTGACTGTCTCGTGCTTAAAGGCATGATCAAGTCCCTGCTTACACGTAGGACAGTTGTCATGAGAGTTAAAGAACTCAATCTCAGACTTGAGTTTGGCCAGCTTATCAGCAAGTCTCGTGTCGAGGACCTGCAGCTTCTTCTGCTTCGTGATGACTTGGTGCTGATCTTGTATTTGCTCTTCAAGAGCTCTGATACTAAGATCCACTTTCTCGATGCTCTTCTTCTCTTCATCTATCTTGCTCGTGTAAGTGCTCAACTCAAGCTTAAGCTTCTCGATCTGCTCTTCGTTGTTCTTCTGAATAGCTTCTAGGTACTTCTGCTGCATGCTGATCTTCTCAGACGTCAGGTCATACTCGTAGTCAACGCGTAGTAGCTGGTCCGCATTTGAGCTTACTTTCTCTTTGAGAAGGGAGTTCATGATTGAGAAGATCTGGATGTCGAGTAGGTCCTCGATGACCTCCCTTCGCTGGCCAGTAGGTAGCTCCATGAAGGGAACGAACGAAGCTGAGCCGAGTACTACTACTTGGCAGAAGCTCTTGTGGTTCAGCTTGAGGATCTGCTTCTCGAGAACGCTCTGGTAATCTCTGGACGCGGCATCTTGGTTGAGCATCCGCCCGTTCTGGTACACCTCAAAGATCGTAGGCTTGAGACCGCGCACGATCTTGTACATGTTAGGCCCGATGTCGAACTCAATCTCAACGACTAGATCTCTCTTGTTGATGGAGTTCATTAGCTGAGGCTTGTTGACTTTGCGGAACGGCTTGTTGTAGAGAACAAACGACAGCGCGTCGAGAAGAGTCGACTTACCAGCTCCGTTCTCCCCGACTATGAGAGTGGTGTTGGCCTTGACGAGATCAATCTCAGTGAAGGCGTTTCCAGTTGATAGGAAGTTCTGCCAGCGTATCTTCTTAAAATAAATCATGCAATCTCATGTGCTTCAACGTAGAGAGACTGGATGATGCTCTCTACTCTCTTCTTATCTGATATCACCATCCCACCGATGTAGTTCTTGATGATGCTTATGGTGTCCTCGGCTTCGCTGACGATGTCCGTGTCGTCGATGAGGTTTAAGTTCAGGTGATCCTCTACGACTTGCAGGTCAGCAACTCCAACTTTCTCGATCTTCTCGACTAGCAAGTCGAACCAGTACGGGTTAGTCTTGTTCTTCACGATGACTTTAACGTAGCAGTTCTTGAGCTTCTCGGCATCAAACACTATCACCTCGTCGATGGACTTTCCGGCATCGTCATATACCATCTTATAGAAGATATTATACGGGTTCTCAATAAATGTCAACTCTCTTGTGCGAGTATCCAAGATATGAAAACCTTTAGGATCTCCATAATCAGACCAAGTATGTTGAACAGGAGTACCAAGGTAAAAAATGTTAGAACTATTGGACCGAGTATGATAATGCCCAGAAAGAACGAGATCGAATTTATCAAAGATCTTAGGATCGTCTCCGTGTTCATTTACTTGCCCCCTGTACATCTCAAATCCGGATAGCTCAAGGTGACCTAGCGCTATCGCTGCGGTTGTTCTTTGGAGATACTCCATCGTAATTTCTTTGTTCTCATCGCAGATCCATGGGATGAGAAAGACGCTCGTCATATCTTTTAGCTGAAGCCAAACTGGCTTTTCATAGACGATGTGGACGTTGTTATAGCGCCTAGCTTCTTGATCAGGATATGGAGTCCTTGAGCTGCCGATCAGCTCTTCGAGAGCGTTCACTCCATTGGTGTTCTTGTAGTACGTATCGTGGTTGCCCGCGATGATGTGCATCTTTATGTTTTTCTGCTTCAGCGGCTCTAGGAAGTCATCGCGGAGTCGCTTAGCAGTCATGTAGTTCACAAACTTGCGACGATCAACGAGATCCCCAAGATGAATAACAGTATGAATACCCTCTCGCTCAAGGTAAGGAAAGAAAACATCGTCGAGGAACCTCTTCATGTGGTCGTGCATTATAGAGGAGTCATTTCTGATCCCCCAGTGCGTGTCAGTTATAAGCGCTACTTTCATTCGTCAATCTCTTCTTCCATGTCGTCTTTGATGCCGTAGAACTTCTCTAATCCGATCTCAGCTTTCTTTGCCTTGATCTTCTCTTTCTTCTCAGCTTGCTTCTTGTCGTAGTTAGCTACCAAGTTCTGCATGTAGTCGTTGTCGAGATCCACGTTGACGTTCCTCTCCTCCCCGTCCCTGCCCTGCTCGGCTAGCATTCCCTCGAAGTAGAAGTTCTCAAGTGTCTTCTGCTTTATGTAGAGGTGCTTCTTCTCGCCGTTGATCCTAGCTAGGAAAGCAAAGTAGATGATCTGCGTGAAGTAGGCGAAGGGGTTGGTCGACTTCTCTGGGTCGAAGTTGTCGAAGTACGCGATGCACTTCTCTAGGCCATCAGCGACCATGTCGTCCCTGAATGTGTAGTTGACGAAGTTAGGTTTGAGTGATAGCCTGAATGCTATCTTGTAGAGGCACTCACCTAAGTAAGATGGTATGCGCGGCTTCTGCTTTCCAGCGCTGAGTGCTTCTTTACACGCAGCCTTGTACTGTAGTATCTCGGTGAAGAATCTCTTATTGTCAACGTAGTGCTTAGCCGGAGCTCTTGCCATCATTCAATTCCATATTAAAAATCTTGTAATCAAAGTTCTCACTATTATATATTTCGAGCCTCTCACTCAAGTGCTGGATAGTAAAGTTAGTGTAGCTGCCGATGCGCATGTCGTCAGCTAAGTCGTACACGTTCACCGATGTCTTTTGATCGGTTGTTCGTAGGCCGCGCCCGATTGACTGTAGAGTTCTAATTCGTGATTTAGTAGGCGAAGCGAACACGACGTTATGAAGATTGCGGATATTGACGCCAGTAGAAAAAGTTCCGTACGATGCAACAATAATTGAATCTCGCTCTCGCTCAACGATCTTTCTAACTTCTTCTCGATCTTCAGCATCTACGCCACCGTGAATAAAGAAAACTTTTCTGTCCGCAGCTTTGGATTTGATCATATCATACAATATTCTTCCATGTTTGTCAACCATCTGGAAGAGCAGCAGCGTATTTCCCTCTAGTGATAGCGCTAAGTTCCTGACGAACTTGTTTCTCGGCTCATACCCTATGAGGTACTCTATCTCCTGCTGGTATGTGTACTTCTTAGCGAGCTTGGACATCTCTTTTGGGTGCTTGAGAATCAGGACCTTGAGCTTCAAGTTTGCCACGCTGCCGGCGTCCATGAGATCTCTCGTGGTGGTTACCTGCATCACTGGGCCGAATAGACCCTCGAGAGTCATCTTGTTGGTTAGCGACCCGTCAAGTGTTCCGGTAAAGCCGAACCTGAACTCAGTGCTCGTCATATTCTCCATGATGGTCGTCAGCGACTTAGCTTTGAACTGGTGAGCTTCGTCACCGATCACGACGTCGTACTCATCGAACCACTCTTTTGGTAGCTTGTATATTGACTGCCATGTTGATATGGTGACTGGCTTGCTGTTCTTCTTCTCTTGCCCGCTGTATATCTGGTGAACGTACTTATCTGAGTCGTACCCGTAGTCCTTGAAGTCAGAGGATAGCTGGGCGACGAGAGACGTAGTAGGGACGATGATGAGCGTCTTCAGGCCGTAGAATCTCGTAACGAGGTAGATGATCAGGGACTTACCAGATGCAGTGGGTGATATGAACACCCTGCGTCCAGTCTCTATGGCCTTGCAGAATGCCTCTACTTGGTAGTCCCTCGGCTTCAGCGTCAAGTTGATGGCCTCTATGAAGCTGAGGTAGTCGCTCTCCTGTATCTCAGCGCCGCACGAGGTTATGCTATCATCGAGAGTTATCTGGTAGTCCCTAGCCTCGCAGAACTTCTTGATCTCCTCCGATAGGCCAACGTAAGTAACGCCCGTTAGCGCATTGAGTAGGCGTATCTTACCATCCCAGAACTTATTGCGCACTGCAGGCATGAACTTAGCACCTGGAACGTCGAACGTCAGGTGCTCCGATAACTCTTGCGTTACTGCCGGCTCAGCTTCTACTCTCATGTGGACGGCGTTGATCTTCCTGAGATGCACCTTATCCACCAACCTTAAACTTCTCAAAGTCAATCGCACTCTTAATCAGGAATCCCCTGTTGCTGATCGACTTGATTATCGACTCAAGAGTGTCCACTTTCTCTTGCTGCAGGGAGATCTTCAGGTTGAACTTAATAATATCTTGGTCCGCTTCAAGATATTTATCAATGTCCGATTTGAGTACTGAGAGTCTGAAAGGCTCCCATCCCTGAGCGCGGAGATCCTCATCTGGTAAGATGCCGCGGTAGTAGTCGAACTTAAGTAGTGCTAGCTCTTTGAACTCCTGTGTCATGCGCTTGAGAATCATCTTCTCTTCTGAGAAGAGACGCAGGTACTTGCTGTGCATCTTGGGAATCTTGAGAGCTTCTTCGCTTAGATCATGGCGATTCATGGTGCAGTCTTGCGACCACATCTCGTGGATCTCTTCGAGCTTCATAATATAGGGCCTTTGTTAGAGGGACACTATCTTCATCTGGTTGAACTTGAAAGCTACTCTCGCAGTAACGTAGTTCAAGGTCGTGTCTGCCGTGGTGAAGTTGACTTCACTCAAGCTGTACGGGTACATGTTGACGAACTGGATCTCAGTAGTCGCTTTCATCGAGCTGTTGAGAATGCTCAGGGTTCCATCGGAAGTGACTCCTTGACCACTCGTCTTGCTAGTCGAGCTCAGCGCCTTGAACTGGTCAAAGTTCTCTGGGAAGCCGAGCTTGGTTAGCCAAGTGTAGATCTCAAGGTAGTTAGCTAAGTTCTCATCTACTTTGAATGTGATGATGAAGTCGCCGTAGGATGGCTTATCGCCGGGGATCTCGATTTTCTTGAACGGCGACGGCATGTCGATCGTTCCGATCTCGAACGATGGGATGTTGACATCAGTCGCAAAAAAATTGAGGTTCGGAGATCTCTTAAGAGAGAACTTGAACCCCAGTGGAGACAGGAAATTGACGTTCTGAGGCTGGCTCGTCATGAGACCAGACTGAGTTATAGTTACCTGCGTAGTTAAGTCAACCATGAAGACCTCTTATAAAGCTTATTATATTTATAAGAGGAAAAAATGTCAACCACGACGCATCTTTGAGATGTCCTCTGCGTCCTGTGAGTTGAACACTGGAACCATGTTAGACTTGTGCATGGTGGCGATTCCCTTGAGGTTGCCGCCGGTGTATACCTTTGCCTCTGGCTTTGGAGCCGAGGAGCTGCTCATGCCCGCTGAGATGTAGCCATCGCGGGCTGGCTGCATGGTCTCGCGGTACTCGCGACGCCACTCGCTGTCGAGGATCTTCCTGTCAGCTTTCTTGCCGCCCGTCATCTTTGCGATGAACATCTCGTGCTTGAACTTAGAAAACTCGAGCTTAGACATGGAAGCCGTAGGTTTCTTCTTAGCTTTGCGTACTTTGAGGTCATTGAAGTAGATAGGCAGAAGGTGCATGGTCATTGGTCTCTCTCCACTTCATCCATAAGCTTAGCCGCATTCAACTTCCAGTATCGCAGCTGCAGCGCTATCTTTTCGTAGCTCATCTCCATGGGCTCGTTGTAGAATGCCCACACGAATTCGCGGTACCGCTCGAGGTTCGCGATGGTCTGCTTCATCTCCATGATGCCGCCGGGACCCTCTTCTAAGAGTCTGGCTTTACGCTCGGCATGTATCACGCGCTGCTCTGCGACAGATAAGTCATCTACCCAGTTCTCGAGTGTTTGTGAAGGCACGCGATCAGTCACTAGCGCTCTCTTATTCATATCTCATATCCATCATCTTCTTCGTTATGCTCATCTGAAGCTACGGTGTCAATGACCACATCGCCGAAGTGGAGAACGCCGTCCTCGTCATATACCTCGAAAGGCTTCGGAAAGTACACTGACCTGCCCATTGGGCCGTCGGCGAGATCATCCGTGTCGTATTGGATAATGCCTATAGTTCCGCTATCGACGTAGTAGTCGTCACCATCTTGATCTAGATAGCTGCCGTCGCCGTACGCGGTGTTGAGATAGACGTACTTGCGACCATCGTGAAGGGTCCTAACCCTGCCCGGCTGATAATCAGCGAACAGCTCATCAGCATCTTCTTGATCGAGATAGCAGAGATCGCCTATGAGATAGTGACCGTCCGGTAAAGTGACTCGAGCTGACGTCATCTTAACCCTCCACCATCTCTGACATGCTCTCCCTGACCATCTCAGCGGTGCTCTTTACGATGTCGCTGAGACGTGGAGCTAAGAACCGCTCGAGTGTCTCAAATATAGCTTCCTCGAGTTCCGCTTCGTAGTAGTCGTCGCACTCGCGGATCATCTGCTCATGAAGAGCTTTAGCTTCTGGATAGCGAACTAGGATATCTTGGATATCCATATCAGAGATGATGATGTTCATTAGATCAGCCTTTCATGAAGAAGAATTCATAGATAGCGCAGACGGTCAAGCCAGTGACCATGATGGTGAGCGGAACAGCGTAAGCTGAGATAACTACGTAGAGATCGTGTGCCATTTGTGTATCCTCTTATCCACTATCTAGATCTTATCAAAGTTTTGATAAAATGTCAACAGCTAATTGCGCGGCTGACCAGCTTTTCTTCCATGGAGTTCTCGATTAACTCCATTTCGGAGCAGTAGTCGGCGTAGAGGGCCTCGTCCAGCCGGTCGGCGTAGTTCTGGAGATCCTCCACTACGAACAGGATCTCCTCGAGGACCTCGTCACGAGACTTTGCAAAAGTACGGGTCCGGCGGATAATCGACTCTAAGCGGGAGGCCATGGCCATTGCATCTTGGACGTTCATGTGGGGTTCCTTTCCATTCCTTATATTATTAATATAAGCCAGATCGGAATAAAAGTACACAGTTTTTTTCAAAAAAATGAAAAAAAATAAGCCATTGAGAAGATTAGGCTTATTTTCTTGTGTACATTAATGCCAGATTGTGTATAATCCATATATGATATTGAACGTGGAAAGGAGTACTGGATGGCTAAAGTTAGAGTCCTGATGATCGACCCACCTTCTGGATGGAGGTACGGGTTCCCTAAGATCCTGCCCAAAGAGCACAGGCATCGTTCTATGGAGTGGATGGTCGAGCAGGGCTACCCTCAAGCTGAGATCGATCATCTGGGTAAGAATTTCTACTGTCGCTACTGGGAGGACGACATCGAGGAAGAAGAACTAAAAGACTAAGAATAAAAAAGGGGAGCCCGAAGGCTCCCCAATCTTATGTCCGGTTTGATCCGGCTTCTTATCAGAGAAGGTTGTTGACGAGAACACGACGGTAGTAGACGTTCGTGTCTTCTTCGACTGCTGCTGTAGCTGATGCTGAAGTTGTACCCTTTGCGAATGGATTTGGAGCGATGCCGTAGCGAGTCTTAAATCCAATCTTTGGCTGGAATGTATCTTGACCAACCGCGCGTACCATCTGAAGTGGAACGTATGGGCAGTAGAAGAGACCAGCGTCGAATGCGTTAGCACCCTTGTAGCCTACAGTCATGTAGTTACCAGTCGTATATGGATCGATGTAGACCCTGAAGCGACCGTTGAGTACACCAGCAAATGTGTTGCCAGTATCGTCAACCTGAAGGTTGTTGCTGTTTAGTGCAGGGGCGTAGTCTAGAACACCGGCCATCTGAAGTGCAGAAGCTACGTCAGAAGAGCAGATGATGACGTTACCCTTACCACGCCTAGTGTCCTTAGCGATCTGGTTAGCTTCACGCTCGATCTGGAACATTAGACCCTTGAACTTCTCAACTGACCAGCGGCCGTTTGAGTCAGTGTCGAGGTCGAAGATACCCTGAGTTGTCGTACCAGTGTTAGCACCGCGTAGTGCAGTGATGTTGATGGTGCGAACAATTTCGCGGTTGATTTCCGCGAGGATCTCTGACTGAAGGATGTTAGCCAATTCAGTCTCAGCGTCGAGGCCGTGAATTGCCTTAAGATCCTGTGCGAGTTCCATTGAGTATTCAGCCTTGAGGGCGCGTGACTTAGCAGTAACAGTCTGCTTGTCAATCGAGAACGCCATTTCAGCGAATGACACGTTCGAGGTCGAACCGAGAGCTTCAGCCTGCTGAGTATTAGCACCACCACCGAAGTTATAGATGTTGCTGTTAGCTAGGACAGTAGTCTGAGCTGACGAGCCAGGAACTGTACCAACGTTCTTGTTACCGATAGTATTCGCAGAGGAGATACCAGGTGATGAGAACGCAGTGTTTGCTTCGTTGTAGAACGCTTCAGTTCCACCCTGCTGAGTGTAGTTGGAGCGCATTGCGAAGATGAGTCCAGTTGGACCAGTCATTGGCTGAACGCCGCAGATGTCGTATGCGATGAGGTTAGGCATTGCACGACGAACTAGCGAGATGAGGATTGGGTCGTAACCAGCAACGCTAGTACCACCTGCACCAGCAAAACCGCCAGTACCTGCCGAGTTAGTTGGTGAAGTCTCTTGCAGTGAACCGTAGCTCATTGCGTGAGCTTCTTGGCTAAGAGCGATCTCAGTGTTCTCAAGAATCTGAGCCGTTACATTGCGCCTGTGAAGATCAGTGATCTTTGGTAGATCGCCATGTTCAAGAACTGGCTTCCACTTAGCTACCAGTTGTTCGTTTAATCCAATCATTTGTCTCTCTCCTTTAAGTGAGCTTGTATATTATTTATAAAAATTACTTTTTGACTGTTCTAGATAGTGAATTGACATAAACTGCCATCTCAGGAGCTACATATTCAGGGGCAGCAGGTTCATCGACAGACTCACTTAGAAGTTGATCTCGTGATACCTTGATGTCACTCTTGCTAGTGAAATATGTTTCCTTGATGATGTTGGCTTTCTTAGTGAACTCCCCAACTGAGTTGTAATCCACTGCCTCGATCAACTTAGCGAACTTCTCTTTTTGAGTGTCAGTTAGACCCTCAGAGAGGCTATCTGCAGTTTCTTTAACTTGCTTTTCAGATACTATCTTGGAAAGTTCAATGTTCTTCTCAGTTGTCTCATTGATCATGCCTTCTAGCTCTTCGATACGAGCAGCTAGAGACTCTACTACGCTTACATCTTCATCTGGGATATCGATGTAGTGGTCTTCAAATAGCGACTTCATACCAGCTAAGAACGACTCAGTCATCTCAGTCTTGATGTTGGCCTCTATAGAAAGCCTGTTCTCAGAGACCCACTCCGCTACTGCATAGTTTAAGTAGTTGTCAATGTTCTCTTCCATCTCTTCTTGGATCTGTGTTAGAGCTTCAGCAGCTTCTTCTGCAATCTCTTCTTCGATCTTGACTCTCTCGAGTTCAACCCTAGTCTCAACGGCTGCCTCGAAGATAGTGCTTACTTTTTCTTTGAACTCTTCAGTTAAGTCCTGCGAGTCACCGAACACTAGAGCTAGGTCCTCTTTAGCTAGACTCTTCATTGGCTCTGAAGGAGCGCTAGCTGAGTTGATGCTGCCCTTGTTCTTTCCGGAAGCGTCACCAGTTGTCTGTTGTGTTGAGTTGTAGATCTCATCGTTGCTCTTTGTCATCTCTTCGGCGGAACCGATGCGAGACACGAAGTCGGCTAGTTCTTCTGGGCCCATCTTAATAGCGTAAGCTACCATTGACCTCATTAGGTCTGAGCGAGAGATAGTTGGCTTCGTCTCAATTGACGATGCATTAGAAGCGTCTTCTTGAACGGCTACGTTCTCAAGATCTTCTGTGTTTAATTCTTCGTTAGACATTGAATAAACTCCTGTGGTTTTCTAAAGTATTTATAAATCTTAAAGATTTGAAATGAAATGCTGGAAGACTCTGAGTTGCGCTTCTTGTAGCTCTTTTTTGCTGACTTTTCTCGCAGCTTCCTCGATGTGCTTCTTGGCTTTCTCAAGCTCTTGGGCCTTAAGCATACCGTTGTCCCATACCCACTCAACGCCCTCCATGATACCATTCACGAAAGCGTTTGGGGCAGATGGGTCAGCAACGATGTCGCCTGCAGTTGCTAAGTAGAAGTCATCTTGAACTACGTGTACACCGTTGACTTCTTTGAGTGATCCCATACCGCGAGTGGAGACGCCCAGCTGAACGCCGGACTCGATGAGGTTCCTAGCGATCTGGCCCATAGGTGTATCCAAGATCTGTGCTTTACCTATGAAGTCATTTCCCTCTGGAACTAAGCTGACGATCTTATGTGATACCCTGTCGAGGTTGATTGACGGGCCTTCTGGATGACCGAGCTCTCCGAGAGCGCGCCCTTTCTGGACATAGTCCTCGTTGTACCTCTTTACTTCTTTTGCCACGGACTCATTGCGATACATGCGACCGTTCCTGTTCTTTACCTCAGTCTGTATGAACGGGCCGTGGATGTAGAGGTTCTTCTTTCCCTCTACGCCCTCTTCTGTTACGAACTTGATCTGCTCGTTGAGTTCCGTAATGAGTTTCATCTTAGTTCCTATACGCTACTGGGACAGCCCTTACAGAAGTACCTGTATCTTCTGTCTCGAGTGTGTCTGCTGGGTTCTTAACAACAAAGATCTCTTGGCCTCCAACTATCGAACAGGTCCATAGAGCGTTTCCACCAGAGTCCTTGCAAGTCACCGTATGATACGTGGTAATTGCTCCTGCATGTGTAATTCTTACTAGGTTTCCGGAAGAGTATGAGTTAGCCTGTGTATTACAGGCACGTTCAGTTCCTAGAACTTTTAATATCGATGCCATTAGATTCCATGCTCCTCTGCAAATGCTAGAAGAGTGTCGATGCCGTCTTGCGACCCCATCATCACGTCAAACTTAGCTCTGTTCTCTAAAGATAGTGTATCGTATAGCTTATTTAATACCGACTCGGCCATCTCTGGGTGAGTCTGGGTGTCTCCACCGATCGGCTTGTTGCCCTGAGTAGGAGGCAGCTTTACCTTGATGTCAGATGCTTGTACATCCTTGGAGATCTTATCAACGCTGTCCTGCTGCATGTTGCGATCACCAACGACGCCGAACTTAGTCTGAGTAGCGGCAGCCTTAGCTACGTTGGCAGCAGTCATCTCCTCAGCTTCCATCATCTTCTTCTTTTTTCTAAGAAGCTTGAAGTCCATCTTATCGAGCTTACCGTTGTGGTTCTTGTCGAGCTTCTTCTGACCACCGATGAGCTCCTCGACAGCTATCTCTTTTCTGTCCTTTGATCTCTTGATGAACTTCGGCTTACCATCTGCTCCAGTAGAGAGCATCATCTTGAAAGGTCCCTTGTCGGATTGAAGAGACTCTTTCATTTTCATTGAGCCAAGTGATACTCTCGGCTTCTTTGCAGCCGGCTTTCCAGCAAGAGCGTTGTTCATCTCGGCTTTGCTGTGAGCTACCCTATCAGAGAACTCCTGCTTCTGGGCCGTGGTCTTTAGGTTATCATGATGAGCTAGGATCTTGTGGGCCATAGATGGCTCCATCTTGTAGCTCTCTCCTGACTTATGTGTGAACGTGTGCTGACCGCGAAGTGATATGGCCTTGCGAGCCTGCATCATTGGGTGCATGTCAGCTCCACCTTCAACTTCTGAGTCTGATGAAGATGCGTTCTTGCGTGGCCTTCCGCGCTTTGCTTCGTCTAGCTCTACTTCCTCACCCATGCGGTTCATGAAGTTCCCGTAGTTAGATGCCATCTGTCCTGACTGATCGTAGTCGCTTGAGCTGTCCGAAGGTGACTTGTGCTCACCGCTGTACGTCATGTAGTCATAGACGCCGTCGAGCTGGACTTTAGCATAGGAGATCTTTGACTGCACCCATGCCTCGAGGTCATCTGAGTCGTTGATCATGCTGATCAGCTTAGATGCTTTGTCCCTGATAGCCGACAGCTCAGTCTTTGACATGCGACCTTCCCAGTCGTCGCTTTCAGGAATATACGATTCTTTCTTTAGCTTCTTCTTAGCTGCTAAGTCCCTTTCTCTCTGCATCATATCATGGACTTTGGATAGCTTCTTAGCATCATCTGGAGTTAGCTTTGGCTTTGGATCTGGAGCATAGCCCTCATTGCGCTTCTTAGCGTAGTAAGCAGCTAGAGCCATCTGCTTGCGCTTCTCTGGAGACTTACCAGCGAACTTTGGGTTCTTTGATTTCTGGAAATCGTGGATCCACTCGCCTGCTGGAGTCTTCTTCGTCAATACCTCATCGACCTGCTCAGCTTCTTCTCTCATTGGAGTGTAGCCGAGACCAGACCAGTGCTTCTTGTGAACGTGGCCGAGAACGAAGTCGCGTGGATCAGTGTCCATCTTGCGAAGCTTACTCTTTAGCCCCTCATGCTGGCCGTGCTCAATGTGATGTGCAGCTTGAAGCATGTCTTCTCTGTCAATACCGCCGTGCTCATGAGCGTACTTCCTAAGAGAATCATGATCACCAAGAGAGTGACTCATACTAGCTTCTTTCATTGGCTTACGGGAGTAGACGTCTACTCTCGCGCTGTGCTCTGGCTTGATGTCTTGAGATGAGTGACGGTGCAGCTCTCCACTTTTTTGGTAGAGGTGCTTGTACTTATCAAGAGGAGCGCGCCCGCGGACCCTATGACCACCGACGGCTTTGCTCTTCATAGCTGAGAGCTTCTTGTCATAGTCCGGATCATCTTTATGAATAGTTCCGATGTAAGTATCAGTGCGGCCGGCCGCTTCATCGAGCTCAGCTTCTTCTCTGGTCATTCCGGTCTTTACTGGAGATGTTTTTGCGCTCCTGTGCTGGAGACTACCTGAGTTAGTCGGCCGCGCGGCTTTTCTCTGCTTCTCTTCTCTATCCATCTTAGAGATGTTAGAGGCACCGAACTTAGTTGCCTTCTTCATGTTGTCGATAGTGCCGAGAGCTTCTTCTAGTTCAGCTTCTTCTCTGCGCATCTTCTTAGCGCGCATCTTAGCGAGTATAGCTCCGGCTACCCTCTCACCCGCTGCCTTTGATCCGTACTTCTTTCCAGCTTTTGCTGCGATCTTGTGGAACTCTTTCCCCGGCTTTCCTATATCTTTTCCGGCACGAGCAGCTTTAGCTGATAGAGTTGCCTCGCTAACGTCAACGTCGGTGTCCGGAGTCTCATTGACCTTTAAGTCCTGATCGTAGGCCTCTACTGACTCATCGTCGTCCCTGAAGTTCTCATATGAAGCTGACTTAGGGTCTTCCCTGCGCTTGTTACCGTTGAAGATGTGATCTTGATCAGTCACACCGGGAACTACGTTCTTGTAGTCGATCTTGTGAAGAGCCTTGAAGTTCTTCTCTCCTTTTGAGAGAGGTTGCGATACTTCAGCTAGAGTCCTCTTTAGCTTATCATACATGCTCATCTTGCTGTTCCTGTTCTTCGGTGTCTGAGATATCTTGATCTTCTGAATCTTCGGAATCTTCTACTTCACCGTTAGTCGCACCGAACAAGCTAGCTGCCACATCTGGGAACATCTGGTCGACGGCCTCTGCCGCCTTAGCTGTCATGATGTCGTCGATCGCAGCTTTAAGAGACACTGCGTCCTTGTTGATAGCGCTATTAAAGATATCAGTAACTGTAGTCATAATTCCTCCAAAAATCTAATAATTATATTTATAAATTAGTAAGCGTCACCTTGCCCCGGCACAGCAGGGCCAGTTGGCTTCTCTGGTACATCAGGTCTATTAGCTACCGGAGGTGGTGGAGGCGCTATTCCCTGCTCAACTGGTGGAGCTAGCGGGATCTTCTCTGTTGACATCTCATCCATCATCTCAGCGATCTCTTGGTCAGTCTGCTTTAGAATGTTCTTCCTGACCCATAGATCCGAGTAGTACCTACCGATGTACGGCATGACTTGGTTCAGCGTCTGTATCCTGTTGGTGATGATCTCGGTGTTCTTGAACTCCTCGAAGTGGTTGTCAGTCGTGAAGTCGAATGTTATCTGGTTCTGTAGGACTTTCCAGTCCTCCTCAGATACAACTCCCTTCAGCACCAGCTGCTTCTCGAGAGCTTTCATGAACAGGTGCGAGAACCTACGACGTAGCCTACCAACGAACTTAGTGAACTTCACCTCGTCCCTTGAGATCTCAGATGACCTACCCAAGATTCCAACCGTCTCTTGGTTCAACCTAGACACGGGAACATTGAGAGACTGGAAGAGCTTCTTCTGGAAGTACTCCACGTCCGCCATCTCACCGAGGTTCTGACCAGCAGGCAACGTCGTGATCTCAGTACCCTTGTTGCCGTCCCTTCTCGGAAGCCAGTAGTCCTCTAGCATCGTCATGTACTTGCGATCATCCCGCACTTCGCCCGTGACGGCGTCGTAGACCAAGCGGTTCTTGTGCTTGACCATCATGTCCCTGAGGTACTGCTCAGCTTTTACTTTTGGTAGGTTACCAACGTCGATGTAGAATATGCGGCGCTCTGGTGCACGTGAGATGCGGTAGATGACCGTCGCGTCCTCTAGTGTCCTGAGCTGGTTGAGAGGCTTGATGGCTTTCTGTATGTAGGAGTAGACCATCTGGTTGTTCTTGTCCATCAGGCCAGACGTAATGTGTAGGATGGAGTCAACTGAGATCCTCAGACCGCCAGTTGCGCTGTTATCCTGCGCGATGCCAGCATTTCCGGGTGTAGTAACGAAGCTCCTGTCAGAGTAGACGTAGTACTCCCTCTTCGTCTGCTGGACAACTATTGGACCTTTCGGGGTCTTCTTTACTTCGCGAACTTTCCTGATCTTCCTAGGATCTAAGTAGCGAAGCTCTTGAATGCCAGCTCTTGGGTTATTCTCGTCGATGATGATGTGGTAGTACATCCTACCATCTACGTACCACCTCTTGAAGGTCTCGTATGCTTCGTTCTGGAAGTTGAGCATCTGCAGGATCGTGGTGAACTCCTCTGTGATCTTGTTCTTTATCTGGTCGGAGTACTCGATGTTGTCGAGGTTGATCTGCACTACTTTGTCGGCGTCGGTGTCGATCGCCTCGTTGACGATGTCGTCGATCGCCATCTCTAGTTCTGGTTGTAGGGAGATCTCTCTGTACTTAGCTACCAGCTCAGCTTCAGTTCTGGCCGTACCGTCTAAGTCGATGTATGTTCCGTAAGCTCCACCTGCAGCTACTATTACTGCACCGTCGTCTTTGATCTCTGGAGCAAAGGACTCTAGTGGTTCTTCATCTTTTCTTTTGATCTCAAAGCCGAAGAGCTGTACTGCCATATTATATTTTCCTTAAGAGAAGGGCTGCTATATTTGTATTTATAGCAGCCCTATATCTTAATCTTAGTTCACGATAACGCCAGTCGAACCGAATACCTCGAAGCTATCGTAGAGGAACGTGATGTTGAACTCTTCGATCTGATCTTGAGTATTCCAGTCGAGGCCGATATTTGAGACTTCAGTTGGGAAGATACCCTTGAGAACGTACTCTCTTAGGATAGTTCCGTCTTTACCGAACTGAGTTACGCTAGCTTGAGACTTGTACTGAAGCGGCGAGACCAGCTGTGTCCTGTTGCCCTCGAACGAGTTGATGGCGTAGCTCCATCTCTCCATTGAGTGGCGAATCAGGAAGTCCTCGTCGTTGATGATCGTGACTGTCCATGGTTGGTAGTTGCGGTCACCTGCGATGTATACCTTACGACCGAAGTACGGAACTGCGATCGAGCCTAGTGTTGTTGCAGGAAGCTCTGCCCTAACCGTTAGGAAAGGGATCTTGAGCTCTGCGACCTGAGTTATTGGATTGGTGATCTGTACCCTGAATAGCGAGGGACGAGCGCCACCAAACTGTAGCTCTGATCTGATATCATTAATTGAGAAAGTCATTGTTCATCCCCTCTTAGAATCTGCCGACGACTTCATCGAACTCTACGCCGGTGCGAACAGCGACGAAGTTAAGCTGGATGAAGTTGATTGATCTAGCTGGCTTGACGTAGATGTCTCCCCAGAACTCATTTCTATCTATTCTCTCAGGAGTATTGTTCGTTTCATTGCACACTACCCTGAAGTCGTAGATACCACGGCGTCCCTGAACGTCCCTTAGGTAAGGCTCAACGAGGTTCCTAAATGTCGCCCTAGTGAACTCATCGTTGAACTCAAATAGGGAGAACTTAGATGCCGTTGAGATTGATTTCTCAAGAACAATGAATAGCCTGCGAACGTTGATGCGATCGAAAGCTGATGGCTTGGCTAATAGGGTCTTATCTCCATACAGGATCGGACCGTCTCCAGGGAAGTTAACCACTGGGTTGATACCGTTCTTATAGAGAACGTCCCTGTTAGCTTTGTCTGGGTTGAAAGCTAGCTTCACGACGTTCTTGATCTGACCGCGGTTGAAGCCGGCTGGTGAGAACCAAGGATCGCGAGTATCGTCGGTGCGGACAACCGTACCAGCGACGTCGCCGTTCAGGGGTACCCAGCGGTAAGTATCGTTGTACTTGTCGTACTGGTACTTATAGCCGGAGTCCAGAACCGCGTATGAAGTAGAGCGGAGCGAGTTCCTGAAAGAAACGATGCTCGATGACTCACTGCCCGGATTTAGAACAACTGCTGAGCGTGGGGCTGACACGAACACCACGCAGTCCTTGCGGTACTCAGCGATGTTGTCGATCAGGTAGTTAGCCAGACCTTCGTTGTTCGTTCCGTACTGTGACTTACCAGTTAGGACAAGAGAGATGTCGATCGACTCAGTGCTCTTGAACTTGTCGTAAGCTGTAGCCATGTTAGCAAGAGTCTGAGTGGACTCAGTAACACCGTCCGTACCACCGGATAGTGATAGGTTAAGTGGAGCAGTCGTGATTCCAGTGATGCTGTCAGCGGTCGTGACGTTGTAGCCAGACCTGTGATTTGCCCACCAGACGTACTGAGAGCTAGCATTCAGGAAGTCCTTGTAGTATATCAGAGTTCCCTGCTCGTTCTTAGCATCGGAAGCCCTAGATAGGTTCCTCCAAGTCTCAAGGACCGTTCCAGCAGTTCCGCTGATGATGCCGTCCTCGTCAACGACTAGGATGTGCAGCTCATCGCTAGTTCCACCGCGCTGTGTAGCGAAAGTAGAAGTTCCAGGAGCTGTATCAACGTAGTTGAAGTACTCCCAGTTCCTAGACACTGAGTTCGAGGAGATGTTAGCTGCCAGAGAGAACGGTGAAGTGAACGTTAGAGTAAATCCAGCGCCATTTACCGTGCTGTTAGCGTAAGTTGTGTTTGATGCCACAGTTCCCTTAGTGGATACCTTGAGGTACTGAGTTCCGATAGATGAGTTTCCTACTGCTAGCCAGTCACCGACCTTGATAGCCGAAGCGATGCTCGCCGCCATAGTGTTGGCGTTGGTGTTGGAAGTAGCGCTCGTCACGGTTACGACTATGTTGTTGCTGTTGACTACAGCAGCAAAAGCTGGAATGGAGTCAGAGTTTCCAGTCAGCGTATTTGAGTAAGCTACAGCGGAGTCGCAGACAGCAACTTTAAGTGAGTTACCGCGATATCCTGGGTACTTAGCGAAGTAGAGAGCGTCGGTATCAAAAGTACCTACTCTTGACTCGTAGTCGTCTTTGTTCTTGATGGTAGTGCTGGTGATCGCGCTACCCTGAGTAAAAGTTAAGTTGAGTCTTAGACCTGAACCTGATCCGCCGGTTGGTATGTGACCAGTAGTCACTGATGGGAGGTCGGTGTATGATCCAACGCTGATGACAGCTGCGGAGAGTGCCCTAGTAGTGATATCAACTTTGAGGTTAGATCCAGTGCCGCCGGTGATCGAGGCTGCTGATAGAGTTGGGTTGACAGTGTAAGAACCGCGGTTGATGATGGTCACCGAAGTTGGTACGCCTGCACCGTTCGTCGTAACAGAAGCGTTAGATGAAGTTCCAGTACCACCAGAAACAGTGATGATGTCGCCGTTGGTGTATCCAGTACCAGCTTGACCCGAAGTAACTGTGAGAGTTCTTACTTCAGTTGTTACTACGTTGATAGTAGCCACTGCGTCGTATGATCCACCGTCTACAGTTAGGACGTCACCGGGAACGTAGCTTCCGGATGTACCGCCAACGTTGATAGCGACCGTGTCGAGTGTGTAGTCGTCGGTAACAGCTGCGCCAGCATTGTAGCTGTTAGCAGCTCCTGCTCTAGAAACGTAGAGCTTATTACCGTAAGCGAGGAAGTTGGCCGCAGTGAACCAAGTCTCGAAGTTATTTGCAGTTGGGCGTCCGTAGTACTGGACCAGCTGGTCTTCAGAAGAAATTAGCTTAACTTCTTCAACTGGGCCCCATCTAAAGACGCCGGCGATCGCGCCTTCAGTAGTAGATACTGCGGGAACGATTGTTGTTAAGTCAATTTCAGTGACATTAACGCCAGGACTTACTTGGAAAGGCATTGTTTTCTCCTTTTATATCATAAACAATCTAAAGATCGTGTATCTTATGTCTTATTTATAAATTATCAGTTTAGAAGAATGGAATTGAACTCTTCGTCCGTTACCGTCTGCACTGATTCTTCAGGCATGCCATCGTCAAATATGCCAAATGGGGTCATCTCCTCCTCCATTTGCCTCTCGTTATCCTCTAGAATTCTCTTCCTGACGTCGGTGTCTGAGACCTCCTTGAAGTACTCTTGACTTACCATCCAAGCGAAGAGAACCAAGCACATAACGAGGTCGTCGTGGTGGCCCTCTTCAGCATTATAAGAAGAGCCGTCGACGACGTAAGTAGATAGCTGGTTTATGATATCGTAGTCATTCAGTATTATCTTGTTAGTCTCAATCAGAGACTTTATGTTTGCGCAGCCTATTCTCTTCGTAGACTTAGTCGTCTTCAAGCCCAAGCGGGACTGCATGCCGCCGGCTCCAAGAGTAACTCCCCTTCTGCCGCTGACCTTCGTCATTACCACGTTATCATACTCTAGGTCTTGATGGAGGATATTGACCACCTGCGATCCGAGGTTCGTCTCAACTAGAATCGAAGCGTCGTTGTAGTACTTACCTACATTCGACAAGAGAGTTGGGTAGAGTAGCTCTGACATGTTATTGTTCTTGTAAGTAGCTACTACCTGATACGGAACTTGAGATACATCGACTATAGTGAAAGCTGAGCTGTCTAGTCCCAAGCCCTCAGCGACGTCGACGGTCATGACGTATACGTGACCTCTTATCGGTTCCTCGTACACCTTAACGCCGTACAGCTCTCTTATTGGATTGAAGAACACGAGCTTAGACAGAACAGCTGGGTGGATGAGGGTGTTAGATGATCCCAAGAACTCGCACTCAAATTCTTGCCTGAACTGGTCTATCGAGGTGTTGCGGATCATCTCGTCTTTCCAAGCCTCATCGCGGCCCGGGACGTCTGACCAGTGAACGTCGACTCTGCCGTACGAGTTCCTTCCCTGCTCAGAGTCCACCCACAGCTTGTAGAAGAGGTCCATGCCGTTTGGTGTTGAGGTGATGATGAGCTTAGTCGTCTGACCAGATGAGATGGTCGGGAAGACCGAGGCGAAGAACTGGTCCTGTATGTTGCGAGGAACGAACGCGAACTCGTCGAGGTAGATGAGGTTGTACGACTGACCGCGGATAGCGCTAGATGAGGTCGATGAGGCAAAGACCTTCGACCCATTCTCAAGCTCAACGAAAGACTTGTTCCACTCAACGATGCCCTGCTGGAGCCACTTTGGAAGCCACTCATATGCTAATTGAACGCGAGCCAAGATCTCGCGAGCTTGCCTCTCCTTGTTAGCTAAGACGGCCACGTTGTAGTTCTCGTTGAATAGGATCTTATGAAGTAAGTATCCCACGACGCCCGTCGTCTTACCGACCTGACGTGGCATCTTGCAGATCGTGTATCTGTGCGACTCAAACTTGTCGAACATCTTCCCCTGATAGGGGTATGGAGTGAACTGTATCAGTCCCTTGTCAACGTTGACGATCTTAACGTAAGTCCGGCAGAAGTAGTCTATGTCCTTTGAGCACTTTATGTACTCCTGCACCTGCTCAAGTGTGAACTCAAGCTTGACGTCTTTTCTCTTTAAGTTCTTGTTACCTAAGTAGAAGTCAGTCATACTTGTTTACTGCGCCCACTAAGCTGAACCTCTCAAAGTTCTCTTGGTGAGTTGGTGTCACCCAGTGAACTAAGTAGGCTGGAAATACTACGAGTATGCCCTCTCTTGGAACTATTGAGGCGTGAAGTGCGTAGTATGGAAGCTGTCTCATCTTCCTAGGTATGATCTGCCTCTTAACGTTGTAAGCTGGATCCATGAACGATATTGACCCCGGCTTCGGCTCGTGAGTGAAGTCCATGACGAACTCCTCATCTAAGTTCTGGTCATCTGACAGGTGCTTTCCATCTAAGATTCCAGAAGATGGGTAGTACACATATGAGAACACAGTTGACCCGTGCCCGTGCAAGTGGGGAACGTGGTAGGCATTCGCGTCGTTGTTGTAGTTGAACCAGCAGTTCTCAGTTCTAAGAGCATCTAGATCTTTAACTCCGGAGTCTTTGAAGTACTGCTGGAGTAGTTCGTGAATGTGCTGGTTAACTTGGCTCAAGAGAGAGGACCTCTTCTCTACTCCGAGAGTTGTCTGGTACACACCAACACCGGTTCGAAGCATCCTCTTCTCTTCTTCTTTTAAGTTGTAGATCTCCTGAACGATCCTCTTGTTCATCTCCCTAGACTCTTCGCCTAAGTTGATTACTCCAAAGTTGACCGGAAATATATTCATCATGCTGTACTGGGCCATATTATCCTCACTGGTTATTTTTTATCATCTTCAATAGCTGGTCAGTTGTAAGTATCAGGTTATTGTTGGTCACGTTCTTCTGCTCAGGAGAGTCCTCCCTCGTGAGCTCTTTGTTCTTCTTCTGTAACTCAAGCAGGTCCTTATTGGCATCGACCATCGTCTTGATCAAGTTAGTCACTACCTCAAATGCCCTAGGGGACTCCGACTGCTTAGCGATGTCCATGATGTGGTCAAGAGCGTCAGCTCCTTTCTCAATGACATCGTACAAGTTAGTGCGCGCGAACTCATAGTCGTTGTTCTGTACTTTTGGAACGATCTCAGTGATCTTTGATCTCTCCACCATGGGAGGTAATCCCAGAGACTGGCCTATCACGTCTTTACTGGACATTTGGGAAGCTCGATGATGTTACGATGTAGCCGAAGTTGTCAGTCTCGTCGATCTGCTGGTAAGGTATCGTGTTGGCCAACAACGTAGTCGGATTGCCGTTCGCGTCAAGCCCGGGTCGCGCGACTATCTTCGTTAGTACCGTGTTCGACTCAAGTGGCGCTAGCATGTTCACGTTCGATATCTTAATTACCTTGGACTGAGTTACTGGTCCAAACAGGTAAGCTTTCATATTGAATACCATCGTATAAGTGAGAGCTCTTCTCTCCTTGAAGTCACCTGTATACTCATCTTGGATGTCCAAGTTATTTATGACGATCGGTATGTCAGTGTAGTTATCGAAGTCACTCAACAGCTTAACGCTTATGGTCCACTCTGGTGTAAAGTACGGGAGTATCTGCTCGATGATCCTAGCACCGTCTTCGGTGCTCTTTGATATTATGGACATCGTGAACTGGATATCGTACGGAACTGGCTGGTAAACTTTCTTCAGGACGCTGTTGCCGTTGACGTTGTTCTTGGTGTAGATCGGAGTCGTGGTCTGGAGCTTCCTGTCAGAGGCATAGCTGATCCCAGTCATCTCAAATCCGATCCTAGGAAGTAAGATCGCCGTATCAGCTATACCCGTAGGGTTGGCCTCAACTCTCGCTAAGAACTTCTCTCTTGGTCCATAAGCTATCGGAACTTTTAGAGTGTCGTGCACTGTGCCATCTGAGTTGAACCTCTCTATTCTTATGTTGTTGAACAGAGTTCCAAAGACGATCACGTACTTCTTTAAGAGTGAGTGGTAGAACGGTACTGACAGCATTACGACCTAACTCCCTCGCTGAACGGATCCCTCTCAGTGAAGTCAATGATATCCTGAGCTTCTTTCTCAAACTCCTCGTTCTGGGCCTGAGCGTCGATGTTCTCAACTTCATATGTCTCAATGAGTATGGTCTCATTGCTCTCAGTTATGAGAATGTTTCCAGATTCACTTAGCATCTCATATCCATCCGACGTGAGAGTGAGAGCGTTGTACTTGAGATCGACTTGCGGTATTCCAGTGTTGAACACGTCGCTGTTCGACTCATAGAGCTCGCATGTGATGTCGTAGGTCTGCAAAGCGCCGAACTGGTAGAACACGGCCTTGACGTCAACTAGCTTGATCTGGTAGACGGTGTTGGTCAGCGGGAAGTATATTAGGTCACCTTCTTGTGGCCTGCTCTTGCTTATGCCGTCACCGATCTCCTCAGCAAATACTCTCTGGGCCATGGTGAAGGTGATCTGGTCCCTGACCTGTATACCGAACTTAGACAAGAACTCGCCGTCGCCCTCGAACGCGTCGGTGTTCTTTATGTACATCTCAACTAGTATAGCGCTGTCGAAACTTGAGTACTCAGCTTCCCTGAATATCCCGTCCCTGTTCTGCACCGTCCTAGGAATGTAGTACACGTCTATGCCGTAGATCTTGATGGACTCAATGATCAAGTTCTCAACTAGAGACTGCTCTTGCGAGGAACCGAAGTTATTGAAGAAGAAGTTGGTAGCCATCTATTAGCCGATCATGTCATAAGCTGGCAGCGAGTACGACGTTGACATCTCAGTTTCAAGCTTCTCCAGCTCAGCTTCAGCATCGTTGTATATCTTCTCTCCGTTGAAAGTGACACCTCCTGGAAGAACCATCCCGGAGAACTTAGTCAAGTTAGTTCCCCACTGCTTCTTGATGAGCTGCGCCGCGTACCTCTGAAGCCAGCGATCTCCCCAGACATCAGGGAACTTAGCTGGATCTACGATCTGGTAAGCCTCGATAACTAGGTACTGGCCAGCGCTTACTTTCTGCCAGTTCATGTCTATGTAGAACCTATTGGTGTTCCTGTTGTACCTGATAGGTTGCTTACCGACGAGGAGGTCCTCCAGCAGCTGCAGCTGCTGGAAAGCCATGTAGTACGGAACCATCGACTGGTAAGTTAGAGTGTACAGGTCATTGAGAGCTATCTGGTAGCGTATGTTGAAGATGTTGTTAGTGGCTATGTAGTCGCCGATCGGGAATATATTGACCGCGCCTATGATGTTCTGTGGCATGGTGATGTAGCCGCCAACGTATCCGGACACATCAGCTCCAGATCCAGTAGCGGTGTTGATAGTGACTATCGGATCTTTCCTGTACATAGATCCGTTATTAGTCATGTTGATCGATGATATGGTACCGTTAGCGTAAGTCGTGAGAGTAGCAGTAGCTCCGGATCCCTCAGTGGTTCCAGTAGCTCTCGTGATGGTGACCGTATCGCCATTTGAGTACCCAGTGCCGCCGCTGTTGACGACGATCTCTTTTACTGCGTCTGGAAAGTCACCTGCTCCGAAGACGTACTTGTAGTACATCTTCTCCGTACCATCAAAGTGGTAGTCGTAGTAGTACTTGAGCGCCTCGTCGATGCGGTCCTCTACTTGATCGTCGTCAACGTTGATCTCAATGACCGGCTTGCCTAGCTTACGCAGGCAGTACTCTTTGAACTCTGATCTTGTAACTGGTGTAGCCATGGTGCATTTCCTTTTTTATTATTTATTACCCATAGCAAGTTACATCACCGCTTCCCGTATCAGCATCAGTTGGTGGTGGTGGGTGAAGGAGATCCCCAGCTGCGAGATCTCCTACTACCACTACTTTCTTGTTGTTGATCTTGACCGTAGTTCCGGCAGGAGCTAGAGCTCCTCCTACGTGGTCATTCTGATCTCCATCTACAGCCCACAGCTTACCGTTCACGTACACGCTGCCCTGACCACTTACTATGGTCTTGCCCCCGCATTTTCTAAGATCATCTTGCCTGTGAGCTGCCGGCACATCAAGCTCCTAGGATGTGCTTGAACTCAGCGGTGTGCTTCTGGCGATCTTCGAGACCAATGGTTCCACCGTTGATCTTCTTAGTCACTGCAGGGACGTCATCAGCGTCCGCTAGCTTGTTGAGACCGTTCTTGTGCCAGAACCAAGCTGCAGACTCTACTGCACCAGATGGAGTTGAGAGGTAAGCGACTGCCTCGTCAACACTTATTCCGGAATCAGCAGCGAAGCCAGAATAGTTGCTTTTTCCGGTAAGTTGGATAAGTCCGCGGCCGCGAAACTTATAGCCGTCGCCAGAAGCAGTATCGCTATTGCCCATTCTCGAGGCGTAAACAACGTTCGCAATCTTTTCAGGATGTCTTGCATATTCGTTTGGGTCCTTGTCTCTGAAGTACTTAGGGAAGATCTTCATGAGACCATCCGCTGAGTAGTTGAGGTTCTCTTCGACGATTCGGAAACCGCCGGACTCATGCGCAGTCTGAGCGAGGAAGTGAGCCAGCCTAAGTGCTGAGTTGATCTCGTACTTGCTCGATAACGTATCAAGGCTCGATACCAGCGCATGGACGATGTCCGGCTTGCTGCTAAGTTGAGCATGCTTGATCTGTTCTTCTGTAATCATGATTATATTGCTCCTATTATGGGAATGCCTGTGTACCGTTTGCATAATATACCTTCAGCGCAGTCGCAACTGTGACTACGTTGGAGCCGTTGAGTGTTATCTGGTTCGCAGATACCACGGTATTCATTGTAGCGTTAGTGGACACGAAGACCGTAGTGGCGTTCATGTAGACGTTAGCGCCTGCATAGAGGATAGCCGCATTTGCATTACCAGTAGTCGTGAAAGCAGCCGCATTTATTAGACCGGTATGATAGAGACCAGTTACGTTAGCTACAAAAGGAGTAGCCGTAGTATTAGCCTGCGTGATGCTCGTAGCTGTTATGATTGTGTTAACTGTAGAGTTAGTAGACACAAAAGCAGCAGTAGCATTTATATAAACGTTAGCACCAGCGTAGTGGATAGCAGCGTTCGCGTTACCGGTTGTCGTAAAGGCTGCCGCGTTTACTAAGCCTGTATGATATAAGCCGGTGACGTTAGCAACGAACGGTGTGGCGGTAGTATTAGCCTGCGTGATGCTCGTAGCTGTTATGATCGTGTTGACGGTCGAGTTCGATGATACCAGTAGCGCAGTAGTATTTGCCTGTACGTTTGCTCCAACGTTAGCTGAAGTAGCGGCAAAGAAAGTAGCCGTGTTGGTTTGACCAGTTATGTTTATAGCTGCAGCATTGACTAGTGTAGCATTGGCTGTAAACGTAGTGCCGACGGTAAATAGAGCTGAGTTAACGCTGGTCGTGATATTAGCGTAGCCGGTACCAACTATCGCCGTAGCGTTAGCTATGAATCCAGAGCCGGACGTATGCGTTGCCGCGTTGACCGTGCCCGTTGTGTAGACGCCGGTCGCGTTGGCTAGAGTGACTGAGGCGATGTTAGCTGAGGTAGTAGCGTAGAGAGTGGCTGAGTTCACGGCGCCGGTTATGTTGATGGCCGCTGCGTTTACCAGCGTAGAGTTAGCCGTAAATCCAGCGCCAGAGCTGTGAGTTGCCGCGTTCGCGACGCCGGTAGTGTATATACCCGAAGAATTTGCTACGAACGGCACTGCCGTAGTGTTTGACGTAGTTATGCTGGTAGCATTTATGACTGTGTTCACCGTTGAGTTGGAGAACACGGAGAATGAAGTTGGGCTTATAGCCGTGTTGATAGTGGAGTTACCAACGAAGATTGAGTTCCTAGTGAAAGTTCCAGCGTATCCGGTCTCTAGATAGGAGTTTCCAGTCCAGCCGAAAGCTATACCCTCGAGGTTCGAGTTCGCAGCTATGATATCGAGTGTGTTGTTGCTGTAGTAGAGCTTAGTCGTCGCTCCGGTATTCCTGCCGATCTTCCAGTTAGCATCTGCTAAGCCGTTGAGGTATATCGCGCCGGTATTAGTTGACAGTCCAATTCCGTTTCCAGTAAATGATATGTTAGCTGAGAACGTCTGGGTGTTGGTCCACGTGTACTGGGCCGCTTGGTTGACCGTCGCGGTCGCAGTCACTGTAGCCCAGTAAGTGGAGCTGCCGTTCGTCGTGAGTACTTGACCAGCAGATCCGGTGCTACCGTTGGCCGTTATAGCTACGATGCTTAAGTCCAAATTGCCAGAAAAAGTAGTAGGTACGTTGAACTTCAAGTTCGTAGTTGCGGTGTTGGCGTAGACCGAGAACACCGCCTTTGCGCCGTAAGTTGAATCCGCAGTGTAGAACACGAAGTTATCGTCGTTCTGTTGTACGAAGTACGCGTAGGCCGTGGAGTTTAGAGTTTGAAAGCGCAGGTACTTGTTATTGTTGATAGTGAGGCTGTTACCGCTGATCACTAAGTTTCCGGACAGAGTCCTCGAGTCGGTGTTCTGCACGTAGCTCGCCGCCGCAGTTCCACCTAAGTATGATGAGTTGTTTGCAGTGTTAGCAGTGTTAGCCGCGCCTGAGAAAGCGCTTGAGTTGATGGTCGAGTAAACAGATGAGTTACCGACGGTCAGCGTAGTGGAGTCACCATATATGTTAGCTGTGTTCGCGTTGATCGTTATGAACGAGTTGGATAGAGCCGTGCCGATAATGATGTTTGTCGTTGATCCAGCTACACCGGATGTACCGAAGTTGATGGTCTTTACGTTACCAGATATAGTAGCTCCGGTAGCTATGTTCATTGTCTGGTTATTAGTGGATACTCCGATGACGATCGGGCCGGTTTGCGTAGGACCGCCGAGGTATATACCGCCGGTAGTCTGTGAAGATACGTTAAAGTTGGCGCCGGTGAAAGAGCTAGTAAACGCGCCTGCTGCTACTGTTATACCGGCTGAGGCAGTTATGAGTCCTGACGTGGCAATAGTGCTTGCAGTTATTGCCCACCTAGAGAGTGTGTTACCAAGCGCCTGGCCTACCGTGTTTGAAGCTGGGTACAGACCCGAGTTATTCGCTAAGATAGCTCCGTTGACATTGACGGCGCCGGCCGTGATGTTGGTGTTGACGGTTGAGTTACCAACGAAGTGCGCGCTCGTGTTAACGCTGGAGTTATCGCCCACGAACAGCGATGTCGCTAAGTACACGTTAGCTCCGGTAAAGTACAAGTTACCGGAGAGTGTCCTGCTGTCTGTATTCTGGACGAAGCTCGCTGCCGCCGTGCCGCCAAGATACGATGAGTTGTTCGCGTTGTTCGCGTTCATCTCAAAGATGTTGGTGCCGTCCGAAGAGAAGAGCTTCTTGTCTGTTAAGTTGAGGGCCAGCTCACCAGTAGAGAGCGTCGTAGTATTAGGTACTTTACCAGCAACAGCTGATCTCTTGAGCTGTATTAATGTATTCGCCATATGGCCCTCATAAGAGACTATTTAGTCTTCTTTGGTGCTTTATCTATTAGAGCGGCCATCTCGCCGTTCTGTCTATTTATTTCATTCTGAAGATCCGCGATCTTCTTGTTCAGACCGGCGTTCTCTTCGATTAGCCGGCTTACTTGAGAGTTTAGCTGGCCTATCTCCTTGTCTTTCTCTATGATGAAAGCTTGCTTTCTCTCTAGCTCCCTGTCTTGGATCTCCCTAGTCTCAGTAAGAGACTTGATGCTAGAGGCTGCCTGCTCCATCATCTCGTTCTGAAGTGAGACTTGGTTCTGGGACTCGTTGTACTTCTGCTCAGACTGGTTAAAAGCACCGAGCATTCCGGAGACTTTTAGATCTAAGTCTATAGATCTCCGGAGTACATCTAGGTAGCTCGCTTCTAGTTTCTGAACATATGCAGTCAAGTAAGAGACGTCATTATCACTCATAATATAATTTCCTCTTATTAGAAAGATCCACCATCAAGTGTGTTGTATACGAGCGCAGTTCCATTTGACTGGAGAACGTAGCCGTCGGATCCAAGTGATAGCTTCCTGAATCCGTTAGTGCTGTTCGCTACGAGTATATCTTCTTGCGTGTACGTCGTTAAGCCAGTACCACCGTATATACCAGAGAGCGCCGTAGATAGCGTCAGCGTATTCGCGACGATGCCGACTGAGACCGTGCTGTTAGCTGTTATGTTGGTGACAGTCGAGTTGGCTATCAGGGCGCTCGCTAGCAAGTAAGCTTGAACTGTAGCCTGAGAGTAAGATGCGGCTGCGGTGTTTACCGTAGTCGTTGGCTGTTCAGTTAGTCCTTGGAAGAACTTGAATATACCGTTGTCAGATGCGTCCCTGAAGAATCCTGCGTGCTCATTTGGAGCTAGACCGGACTCGTAGTGACCAAATAGACCAATATCTATCAAGTCGTTCGTGTTGTTGTTCGATGCCAGCTCTAGGAGTGAGTCGGTAACTGAGACCGAGGAGACGTTGATCGTCACCGAAGTACCGAGAACGACTAAGTTACCGGAGATCTGAACGTCGCCATCAAAGTATCCTTTGACTGAGTGAACGTTGGCAGCATGAACTTCGTTCCACCTCATTGAGGTGTTACCGAGGTTGTACGTCGCGTTCGCGTTAGGCATGATCGCGGTGTTGACCAGAGCGTTCAGAGTTACGATATCCTGCGTATTAGACCCGATTATCGTGTTACCATTGACTACTAGATCACCGACTGCGATCGCCGTGGTGTTGACCACCGACGTTCCTATTGTCAATACGCCCGCCTGCAAGTTAGCAGAAGAAGTCGAGTTCGTTACGCTGAACAGAGATGACGTGAAGTACGCGTTGACGGTAGAGTTACCAACGGCCTTAGCTGTCGTATTTGAGTAGACGTTAGCTCCAACGTACATCGACGTCGACGCGTTGGCCGTACCTGTTATATCCGCGCCTGCTGTTCCAGTTATTAGGCCAGAAGCGTTGATCGTGTTCGCGTTGATAACGAACCTAGCTGTAGCAGAACCAAGCGCAGTGCCGGTAGTATTAGATGCCGGTGATACGCCGGTGTTGTTAGCCGTGATCGCGCCGTTGACGACAATGCTGCCAGCCGAGATGTTCGTGTTGACAGTGGAGTTACCAACGAAGTACGTTGTCGCGTTCATGTATGAGTTAGCGCCAACCGATACCTGAGTGGTGTTGACGGTCACGCCGGTCGTTGTGAACGAAGCCGAGTTGATCGTGCCAGTGGTGTACACGCCGGACGAGTTAGCGATAGTAGAGGTACCAACAGTATGCGATGCCGCGTTTATTGTACCGCTGTGGTAGATGCCGGTTATGTTGGCCACCATAGTAGTGGTCGTCGTGTTCGCCTGAGTGATCGATGTAGGCGTTATGACCGTATTGACGGTGGAGTTAGAACCAACCAGAAGCGCAGTGGTGTTGGCTTGAACTAGAGATCCAACGTTTACCGTGGTGGTGGCGTAGAGAGTAGCCGTATTGACTTGGTTGACCACGTTGATCGCGGCCGCGTTCACCAGAGTTGAGTTGGCAGTAAATCCATTGCCAGAGCTGTGAGTTGCCGCGTTCACTACGCCAGTGTGATAAGCTCCAGTTGAGTTAGCTATGAACTCGCCGCCCACCAAGAACTGAATAGAGGTATTGACCTTGACCGATGAGGCGTTAACAGTGAGCTTCCTGTCAGTTGAGGTCGTTCCACCGGCGTGGAATATGAGCTCTTTTGTAGCAGATGCCGTACCGATAGCTAGGTGGCTGTCAGATGTGTAGAGGTAGGCATCGAGAGCTCCAGTTATATTGAACAGAGCGTTGGCGTAAGTTGAGCTGTTGATACCGAAGTCGACAAAGTTAACTGAGTCGTTGCCGGTGTCGGCGGTTATGACCAAGTCAGACGACGCGTTATTTCCGGTGTTCGCGTTCTGGATAATGGACTGCATGTAGCTGTTGGTGCTACCGTCGATCTCGATTGCGGCAGTCGCTCCAAAGTCGAAACCGGCAGCGTTGCCGACGTTGAGCTTCTGGAGAACGACCATGTTGTTCGACACAGTGACCGTGTTAGTAGACTTATTGAATATGAATCCAGCCGAAGCGTTAAGAGTTCCAGAGTCGTTGAACTGGATCTGCGTATTAGAGCCGGTAACAGAAGGAGCTGGAGTTAACCAGTAGACTCCGCCCGTTGAGTTGGCAGTCAGGAACTGGTTAGCAGTACCAAAAGCACCGTTGGCGTAGATGTAAGTTGGAACTAAGTTAGCGACGTTGATCTTGTCGATCGCGCTACTTGAGTTGGCGACTAGCGCCTGATTCGCTGTTAGGACACCGGGGTTTCTCTTACCTCCGATGTATACTATACTACCGTTAGATCCTATAGCGAGGGTATCACCGTTCGCAGTATAGGCAAGTTCACCGTTAGCTAATGATGTAGGGGCGGCAGTATTCAGAGATCTCTTTATCTGAATAAGATTTGACATTTAGAAACTTCCCCCGTCTAAATTTAATGGTTCGACGTAGTATTTATCGTCTAGTGAGTGGTATACAAGTGTGTAGTTATTAGCGGGAGTGCTTCCCTCTACTACGTCGGCCATGCCATCTAGTCTCTGTGCTGCGCCGGCAACCGATCCTTGGTTGTTTAAGGTCACTGCGCTTCCGGGCACCGGAGTGAAGACTCCGGATATAGACTTTACTTTGATGTTGGCTGATCTGGTGTGAACTGTGACAGCAGTCATTATCTAGTCACCTGAGGTGTTACGGTGACTATACCCTCAACTACTCGAGATGTCGTGTTCGCTGGAGCTACGAGCTCAACGTCGTATACGTACCTTCCAGCCACTAAGCTGGAGGTAGTGTTTGAGTTCATCGATAAGCTTACTCCACCAGTGCTGTTGGCTGTCACGGTGAATGAGGTGGCGTTCGTTGAGGTGTAGTGCTTGCGCATCATCGCAGTTCCGTTATAACTAGTGAAGTTTATCGGAACGCCGGCGTCGTCATTGATGATGAAAGTAGTATAGAACGTAGTACCTTGATCGATGACTAGATTGATCTTCTGGGCCATTTATAAACACCTTATTTTTTAGTATTTATAAAAAGTGAAGTACACCCTCTCATGATCAGTAATGTTGCGCTCAAAGCCGAACTCGAGGATCTCGTAGTTGTAGATCTTAGCTATCTCTTCTACGAAGTCCTTATTCCATGGGTAGAAGTCAATTAAGTTCGCTAGCGGAAAGTGATCGCAATCGTGATCAGCCCTACCGGCATTTACTCTCCAGAACTGATGACCGCCCGACTTCGTCATCTTATCTAATAAGTCCACTTCAAATAGTATCTTGTCCCTGAGACCAAAGTTCACAGACCCGAGTGCTAGAACTACATCGAACTGCTTTCCGGGGTTGGATAGATAGTACTCACTGAAGTCCTGCTTTACGTCAGCTGCATCGCTGAAGGGATCTATTCCAATTAAGTTCTGGATCTTTCCCTTGAAGTAGTTGGTACCGCATCCGGCGTCAAGTACTGACTCCGGATTGAGATCATTTACTTTTTTAATAAGAGCATCTCCGGTCTGCTCAAATGTGTAAGACCTGCTTATCCAGTACTTGCTGAAATACAGGTCAACTATAGCCGTATGAACATCATTGGCGAACTCCCAGAGAACTTCATCTGGCTCCGTTTTCATTAATTCAAATATCTTCATCATCTCACCACGTAAACGTTAGTTGACTCTAGATCGTAGTTCATGTAGTCCTCTGGGTACTCTAACCCTAGATAATCGCACAGCTGCTTATTATCTATGATCTTCTTTGCTGACCCAATCTTGAGAAGTGACTTCTCTATATTTCTATTATTCTTCTTGATATAGTCGTATATGTTATTCAAGCTCTTAGTATATAGATGATCGTCATTCTCAACTCTAAAGTAATCGTAGCTCGGGTACGGGATATTAAAGTGCCCAACGTACTTCCACCAGTAGAGGCAGTCCTCATCTGACCTAAGAGATATGACTACCGGAGATTTTGGCCAAGTAGATCTCAAGAACTCTATGTTATCAGAAAAGCAGTGGCTCTTTATGATTCTCCAGCCCGTTCCAGAGAACGGGGCGTTGAACTCACTCTCAAGAGTTCTCTTGTCGTACCTAGATAAGTTAGTATCAAATAAGTTTCCAAACTCCATTCCGGGACCAAAGTAGCTACCGATGTGGTCCAGATCTTTTCCATCTCCATCGGAGAAGTGATACGTCCTATCATCTGAGTAGTCACTTTGGTCAACGCCGTGTGAGTAGTATATGCTCTTAGCTACTTTACTCCAAGCTGATCCTGGAGCTCCAGCAAAGAATATGTAGCTCACAAGCCCATCTCTTTGCGGATCTGAGTGGCTGAGATCTTGAGGATCTCTTTGTCAAAGTCCTCTTTCTCGATGGTGTATCCAACATCACGGCCGTAGGTGATGTTCACGATGTTTGGAACATCCACGATAACGTAGTCGACTCCGCTCTCAAAGCCCTCTTTACCGAGTGCTTCTTTAATGTAATTCGCTACAGCGAAGAGATCAAACGGGTTCTTCTCGTCAGTGCCCTGCGTGTCACGCACCATGATGCAGACCTGACCTGTTTTCGCGTGCGCTCTCTTAAAGAGCTCAGTGTGTCCCGGATGCCACGGCTGGTACCTTCCCAGAAGCTGCACAGTTGGTTTCTTCCAATCAAACATCTTATAAGTTCCTCAATAGTGTTTTCACGAATGTAGGTTTCTCTATGTAGTCTAGCTCTTCTGCTATGTACTTAGCCCAGAACTCAGCGTTCCACTTATTAATGCACAGGTCGAAGCCATCGTGCTTAGGTACCTCGAACATCTTGTTCGTGTCCTCAAAGCGGCTCTCATCTATGGTGTTCATCCATATCTTATAGCACGGTCCAAATATATCACGAGTTGCTTTAGTTGGGCAGACGAAGTCCGCGATCGCGTAGTTCCCTGATTTAACTACCTGATCGCATAGCCAGCCCATTCTCCTAGCTTGCTCTTCTCTGTCACTCTCAGAGAAACCGAGATGGGTGTTTATGTTAGCCCTGACTGAATCTGCGTTCCAGTGAACGGCTCTCAGTCTAGGAACTAGAGCTCTCGCCAGAGTCGTCTTACCCGACCCTGGCAGCCCGAAGATTAGTATCTTCTTCATGCAATCGCTTCTCTCTTTGCTGTGTACTTACTAACTACGTAGCATACGATACCAGCACCAAATACTTGGATCAGAGTTCCAGTAACTTGGATGTTAGGACCACCGCCGAAGAGAAGCCCGTAAACATAGAGAGGAGAGCCAACGAGAGAACCAACTGCCGCTCCTGAGATGAATCCCCACTTAGTGAGGAAGTGAGGAGCGACTACTCCTATCACTACTGGAATGAAGAAGCATAACTGGAACGTCTTTCCGAAGAGGAAGATCGTGTTTAGATCTAGCCCCGGAATGTTAGCGAGTAAGATACCGATCGCAGCGAAGACGATCATGGCTACTCGACTCCAGAGAACTGGGTTCTTTCCCTTGAAGTAGTCGTGGAAGTCACTTCCCACCATGTTGGCGCTGTTGATGAGCATCGTGTCGATGATGCTGATGAGGCCGGCGAAGACCGTCATCAAGAACACCAGCACTAGCCATGGACCAACGACTTGAGCCATAACCATCAAGTTGACGAAGCCGGACTTAGTTCCAGCATCGATGTGCAAGCCGGCAGCGATCATACCGAGAGGTCCACCGATGAGCTGGAGAACTAACCAGCAGAACGGAGCTGCGATGTACGCCCAGAGTGCAACGTTCGGCTTCATAGCGAAGGCGTTCTGGTACCCTTCATTGGTCGTCCAAGCTGAGGCAAAGTGACCGATGACCGTAGGTATACCAAAGCCGAAGAGAAGGCCAAGAGCGAAGCTGTCACTCCAAAGAGATGTTCCCTTTCCAGACTTACCGGCCATACCATCGATGATAGGCTGTACTCCAGTCGTGCTGTACACCGTATAGCCGACGACTGCTACGCCCACGAAGATCATGAGGATCTTGATCACGTCAGTGACGATCGACGCCTTGATTCCACCGCGAAGTGAGTAAGTCAGCGCGATACCTACTAGTAGAGCTGAGATCAGCATCGGGTTAATTCCGGTCAAGAGAGCGACGCTCTGAGTACCGGCAAACAAGTCAATTGTCAGCGACTGAAGAGTCAAGAGCAAGAGCTGGAGTAGAACTAAGAAGCTGATGAAGCCTCCCCATTTTCCCTTGAAGTACTCACTCAGCGTAAAGATCTTACCGTTGTCGTTCCGGAACTTATTGATGAAGTACGCGAAGACGATGTAGCTGAAGAAGTTACCGAAGCTGAACCAGAAGACTCCCGGCCAACCATTGTTATATCCCTGCTGGGCCGCGACAAATAGACCCGGTGCGTGAATCCAGCTAGCTCCAGCAGAGAAAGTTCCCTGAAAGAAACCGATCTCTCGGTTGGCTACCAAGAAGCTCTCTTTGCTGCTGTCGAACCCCTTAGAGAAGAAGCTCGTTAAGAAGAACACGGCCACCGCGTAGAACGCGATGAGCGCAAACCCCGCAGTTTGGTCAAATAATGGAAAAATGTTCATTTCACTTCCTATGATTTTAGATTAGTATTTCAGTCGTGCGGCGCGCGCTCTTTAAGAACTCACGCGTCTTGTCAGTAATAATTCCAGTAGTGAACAGCGTCACTCTTGGAGATAGACCGCTGTTCGCGGTATAGTGTGGTACGCTCCAGTAGTCAAACGTGTGTATGTCCCCGGCGCGCCAGAACTGGTAGAGGTGGTTGCCGAACTGGAAGAAGTGCCCCTGCTCATAGTCCTTGAGCATGACACCGATGCGGATCAAGTTCTCTGGGTCAACTCCGGGCCAGTTCAAGTCAAAGCGATCGACGTGACCGAGAAAAGCTTCTCCCGGATACTGAACGTGAAGCCTAGATTCATGATGGTCTAGCCCGATCATATCTACCATCTTCTGGAAAGTAGGTGATAAGTCATGCTGTACCCTGAAGATGGTCATCTCTGGGTCTGCGCCGACCTCTACGAAGTCGTTAGTCTCGGCTGTATTGAGCTTTACCTTGTCGTGCTCGCGCCTCCACTGGTTCCTGCGAGTGGCGATGGTCACCGGCGTTGAAGCTTCAACTTGCTGCGCGAGCTCTTCTTGCCAGTCTCCGGTAAGCTTACCGAGACCGATCACCGTGTCCCATCTCATGTCTCGAATGTGGGTGTCGAAGTGGTACTTGCTTCTAGTCTTAGTGTACTCCCACGCGCTCGTGGCTTTGTTCCAGTCTTCTACTGACATTTTTATTCCTCCGGAGAAATTTAAGCATCTTCATGATATATATAGTATATATATGAATTTCTTATTGATTGGGAAAAAAAGTGACAAATAAGAAAATTTTTGCTTTTGTGAAAGAATCTCTTGAGTCTTACTTCAAACTACAGAAGTACGCGCACTTGAACTTAGATGCTCAAAGAGAGACCATCATCTCTTCACTGCCGTGGACTCCTAAGAGACTAGAGAAGTTCAAAGAAGCAGTTGAGAACGTATATGAGTTTGAGCTGGACTTCAGCCGTACTCTGGGCGATCTAGTAGATGAGATAGATGAGAAGTACAGGAAGCGCTTCTTTGAGTACAACGGAACTTGGACTCCAAGAACTGATGACTACCAGTATACTGGATGGGAGATCGTGAACAGGATCAACTCTCAAGACCCAAAAGCCGTCTTAGACGTCGGCTGTGGATACAACCAGTTCAAGGGGAAGATCAACAACCTCGTTGGAATCGACATATACAACAGGTGCGCAGACTTCATGGTCGACGTGCTGGACTTCAGAGTTCCTGACAACACCTACGATCACGTTCTCGTGTTCGGCAGCATAAACTTCGGATCTTATGAGGACGTAGCTGTCAGGATGAAGAGGGTCGTTGAGCTCACTTCTCCAGGAGGTACCATCTACGTTAGGGTTAACCCCGGAAAGAACAGGAAAGAGGGATACTGGATAGACTTATTTCCTTGGAGCTTTGAGTACGCTTACAAGATGTCAGCTGATCTCGGCTGCACTATGACTACATTAAAGAAGGACAGCCACGATCGGCTTTATTTTGAGTGGGTGAAGAATGTCTAAGAAGCTTCTCATATTTACTGGCCCGCAGGGATCTGGAAATCACCTGTGGAGTAAGATCATCAGCAATCATCCAGATGTTATCGGCTGGAAAGAGCTAACGCAGGAGTACTGGGTGCTGCACGGTCAAGAGACCTTCAACCTCTACTGGAAAAATCCAGACCTATTCAAGAGAGGAGAGTTCTTAAATGGTAACTACTACACGAGCATCTCGTGCCCGTACATGACTAAGGGAAATAGCCCAGATATGACGGGACTCCCAATGGAAGTACCTGACTACGAGATGTTCATCCGCAGGGCTATTGAAGCCGGCTTTGAAGTGAAAGTTGGAGTTATTGGGAGAGAAGTGAACATACTCAAGTACCAGCAGATGAGAGTTAGGAAGAAGATAACTTACCCAGCTCTACTCAAAGAGATAGACAGAGTACTCTACAAGTACGATCCGATCTACGTATCGACTGAGCTCTTGTATCTCTACAGGGGTAGGTACTTATCTCAGCTTGAGAAGGCCTTTGATTTTCCTATACGGATAAACGATGATACCTTGTCAGATATCATAGCTGAGAATGAGAACGCTAAGTACGTTAAGAGAGTAGATCACCACTGGCTAGATGATCTCATGAAGCAGATGACCGCGGCAGATCCTAGTTACCGAATTCCCAAAGAGTAGAATATATTTCTGCCATCGGAGTTCTTGGTCCTCCCTGAGTCTATCACCTCGTCGAAGTTGCACTCTTCAAGTAAGTCGTGCTCAGTCATGATCATCATCCGGCTGTTGTGATCGTTGACGTGCGCTATGTGGTGCACTGCCATGGTCATCGTGCCCTCGTTGTAGTACTTGAGCATGTCAAGTGGCACCATGTACTCGAACTCTGGAAAGATCACTAGGTCTGCTCCCTTGATATCATCACTTAGATCATCAAAGAAAGCGCTCTTTATGATGTTATTTGTCTTAAAGAAATCAGAGAAGAACTTCTGTGTGAACTCAAAAGATGGGTGATCTGATATCAGAGTAATATCGCTGTCGTACTCTGACTTGAAGAAGTGACATAGAGGTATTGGGTTACTGCTGTTGATGATCACTACTTTCTTGAGATCTGAGAAGTTCTTCTTTATGATCTCGAAGACGTAGTAGTTCCTGTTATTGATGTGAGCGTCATTGTGTATCTCAAATAGCCTGTACACGTACTTGTGCTGCTTCTTGAGAAAGTCCTCAAATAAGATCTCATGTATTCTTCTTATCTCTTCTCTAATTCCGATCATACTGCGTCCACTTCTCTTTAGCCCAGCCGCCGGCTTCGTGCAGCTCAGTTCCCTGCTTGTGAGATGTATTGAATATAGATATGTAGTACTCAGGTCTGTACTTGTATATGTCCCTGTCCTCTGGGTACTCGGCGCCGAAGCTGTAAGCGTAGACAACTTTTCTCGGGTGGTAGCCGATCTTCTTTCTGCTGCTGTAGAAGATGAACTTATCGAAAGTCTTGAACCTGAAGCCGACTATCTCTTTGTTCTCAACGAACTTATCGTACATCCACCTCAGCTGGTCTCCTCTCCAAGTAACAAATGAGCTGTTAACGTAGCAGTCACCAGTAAAGTAAGACCTGTAGATTCTCTCTGGATCTGTCCAGTAGTTGTAGATCATCCTAGGCTCTTCAAAATTGTACTCGTTAAAGTAAGGCTTGAGGTCCTTGAGAATCAATAGATCGAGATCGAGCAGGACGTACGGGCCGACCATCGGCATCTTATTAAATAGGTCTAGCTTGCAGACAGTGAATACGTTGGACTTGAAATGAGGAAGCATCTCGATGGGGTACGTCCTGCACTTGAGACCCCTGCTGTTATCAGTAAAGCAGTAGAACTCAAATGGTCCCGTGTATGTCTTCTTTATGCTATCGTAGAGCCTGTTCACGTACTCAGGCCCGTACTTAGTACCCCACTTTAGAGTTATGAACTTGACTGTCTTTTCCATTATAAAGATCTACTGTGTTCTCGTGAAGCCAAAGTACACCAAAGAGCACGTCGAGAGGTTGTACTTACTCATTGATAAGTATTTATCCAGGGACTTTGAGTTGATATGCTTGACTGATCGCGATGAGTCTTCTGACTTACCGATACAGTTCGCTAGAGTAGACGAGTATGAGCTCGACACTTGGTGGAATAAAATTCTCATATTTGAGAAGTGCAATCATGATTGCACTAACTTGTACTTTGACCTAGATGTCAACATACTTGGTAAACTGGAGTTTCTTTTAGATGATATCGACACAGAAAGTGTAACTCTAGTTGATACTCTATGGAAGCCTAAGGACATGAGTGATCGCGATCCTAGGTTCTTCTGCTACGGAAACAGCTCGGTGATGGGGTGGATAGGAAAGTCGCACGCTTTCTTAGCTGAGATGCTACTCAGCGACGTCTTCAAGCACACGTCTGAGCACTACGGCGATGACACGTTCATCAACAAGTACGGCAAGATAAGGTACTTCTCTCATATGATAGACAGCGCCAGCATGAAGCAGCGAAGGGTCAGCGACCTCCGAGTGCTGATTCACTATCATGACCCCTCCATAGGTCTGTAGCCCACTGCGGGCCTTCGTGCAGCTCTTGACCTCGACCATGTGAGGTATTGAAGTACGTGATCTTGGAGTTGAGCTTCTCCCTGTAAGCATTATATGAGTATATGATACTCTGCGGATGAAAGCGAAGCTTCTTCCTGCATGTCTGAAATATGGCCGTATCTAGGTCTAAGTACTTGTACTCGATGATCTCCCTGTTCTCCATGAAGAACTCCCTGAGCCAGTCGAGCTGTCCATCTCTCCAAGTAACAAATGAGCTGTTAACGTAGTTAGGACCGGACTGGAAGAACAAGTCCGCAAATAGTGGGTAGTTCTGGTTAGGCTTGTGGCTAAGCGTGAACCTAGGCTCAGAGAAGTCGTACTCATCTAAGTACTCAGTTAAGCTATCTAAGATCAAGACGTCCAGATCTAAGAGAACGCACTTACCGCTGATGACCCCTGAGTCAAATAAGAAGATCTTCTCGACAGTAAAGCACTTATAGTTTTCTCTTCTTAGAACAGAGATGTCCCTGATCTCTATTTCGTTATCAAGGTCCAAGCCAGAATCGGTATAGCAATAAAAGCTACAACATCCGTCATAATATCTCCGAATAGACCTGTATAGCCTATTGACGTACTCGGGTCCATACTTATCTCCCCACTTTAAGCATATGAAGTTAACCATCGTAGTTGATGTCGTCGATCATGTCTTTCCAGATGTTCTCATCGTAGATGATGTAGCTGAAAGTTAATCGAGGTGTGTTAGTTCCTGCGCAGTGCCAGAAGATCTTCTCCGGCTCTTTGTCAGAACCAAAGTACCCGACTTTGCAGTTCCAACCTCTCTGGTCAGGGAAGTTGTTGAACACCTTATTGACGTGATCGTAGTGCTTGAAGTACCCATCTCCGCCGGGGTTACATGACAGTATGATGTTGTACCCAGCAGCGTTGCAGTTGTTGTGCCATCCTATGTAGCCGCCTGACGGGTAGAACATCTGCAATGCGCTGTTCCTAGCTCCAAAGAACGTCATGAGCTCATCGTTGGTCTTATGGCACTGGTCAAGAAGCTCCGTGTCCTGAATGTACTTCCTGTCGTAGTGGAGCTCAAGACCAAAAGAGTGCCTAGGAAAGCCGTACTTCAGCGGTGTATCTAGTCCTGCAAACAAGTACTCATCACTCAGCGCAGTGGGTCCCATCTCTTTAGTCGTGACGTCTTTCATCTTCGGGTTGCTACCGATCAGCGGCTCTAGGTGAGAGAAGTCTCGGCCGTAGAAGAAGTCGCTGAACTCAGTTAAAATCTTCAGAAGATCTGGATTGAGGCTTGAGAATGACTGCATTTTCTTTCCTTATTCCGGGAATAGTATAGTGGTAGACGATCTGCTCTAAGTCGTAGTAGTCTTTGTACTTCTCTCTTCTCTCTTCAAGCAGGTATATGAAGTTGTAGGAAGTACCACCGTTTGGAAAGAAGTCGTGCTTTATATCCCTGTACTTCGGGTACTTATAGAGAAGGTACCACATGGTGAACTGGTCCCATGGTTTCATCTTCTCGCTGTACTCTGCGAATATGCTTTCTTTCCATTCGCATTTTTGCTGGTACTGGTAGAACTCGTACCAGTCCCTCATCAGCTGTATCGTTAGTGGATCGCTATTGTAGAGGACCACACCACCATGATAGTGGAGGTTATTTTCATCATCGATATATACGTCCTTGGAAACTTGTGGTATTATCTTAGTGAACATTATATCACAGTCTCCAAGAATGTCAAACACTTTTTTGATATTCTCAGATCTAATTTCAGTATCAGAGTCCATGTAGAACGTGCGGTCAAACGGCGTTCTCGCCATTCCGTACATCTTCGCTCTCTCGTTGACCGGAATGCCAGTCTGCACGTGATCGAAGTACTTCTCGTCTGATTTTTTTAAGAACTTCTCATGAGTGAAGAGTGCGATCTTAGCTTCTGGGTAGTAGTCCCGAAGAGATACCGCAGAGTTTATCGCCGCCCTATAGAACTCACTGTTGCACGAAGCAACGTACACATAACCACAATTCATATATCACGTATTTGCTGAAGCTGTGTTGTCCGTATTAGCGAGAGGATCTTCTAGCATGTGGAGAAGCGCAGTGTAGGTGTACACTTCGGTCATCGTGCTCGCCCTGCGGATCTTGTTCTTTATGTCGCGGTTCTTTGAGTTCTTCACGATGTCCATATCAAAAGCCTCAGCTTTAACGTTGAATAGGGCTTCTTTAGCAGCCCTCTCTATGTTTATCTTCTGCTGCTCAGCTCTCTCTTGCTTCCTGCGCATGTGATCTGCTAGGGCGTCATCTGCTGCTTTATCTAAGTACTCAGTTCCAAACGTCTCGATGATCTCTTTCCAATCAGGATTCTGGATATCGCCGACGTTAGTTATCGACGCGGCCATCTCCCTACCGTCATCGTACCTGAATGTTGCTAAGATGTGCGTCTTCTTATCATTCGCCCATCTAGGATTGATGATCTGTCTTGCCATATTAAGCGGTCCTTACCCATAAGTAGACTGTTGAAATTGTTGGGCTGTCACTATTTAACGTCTGTCCAGAGAAGCTCGTGCTATAAGCTTTACTGTAAGTTAAGCTAACTAGTCCTGAGTACACACCGGTGTAAGCAAGAGCGTTATAAGCTCCAGTATAGCTCAGAAGATAGTTACCCAAGTAAGAGCCCGATCGCGTGACGCCACCAAAGTATCCGTTATACGATGCTTGATAAGATCCGCTATAAGAGCCAGTAAACGTCTTGCTATATACGCCGGTATAAGTTCTAGTATAAGCGCCGGTGTAGTTTCTAGTATAAGCGCCCGTATAATCTTTGGTGTAGTTGAGAACGTACGCTGTATCGGTCGCTGTCCTGCGAGTGTCTAAGAAGGCCGTACCTGACGATACCCAAGTTCCACCTGATGCTGGAGCGGTAGCTTGAACTGAGTACTTGCCGATGCCTGTCGAGACTATCTGGTTCCTAAGGCGAGCAGTGAGTGTCTGTATCTCAGCGTCCGACATCTCCTTGATCGACTTCGGAGTAGTAGTCGCGTCTAGCTTTATGGTCCTAACCGTAGATGGAGAAGAAGCTGGAGCCGTCTTTCTCCATAGCTGCGTGGTATTAGTCGTAGCTGAGTCGAGAGTATTCGTGATCGTAGAGATCGATACCCAAGTACCGCCAGTTGGAGTAGTTGGCTGCAGAGAGTAGAAGCCAACACCAGTAGCTACTAAGTTAGCAAGAGCTTTTGATACGAGGTCTGCATTTAAGTTAGCGTCAACTTGCTCTTTTAGACCCGCAGAGTACTCAACTGGCCTAGTCAGCGACTCAGCCGCAGAGCCCTGATCTTGATAGAAAGTGTAAGTTACTGATAGGGGAGTAGTACCGACCGGATGCGCTCCAGGAAGAGCGTTGATGTACGTATCAGTAAATGTACCTATTGATGTTAGTCCAGTAGTGCTAGCTGGGTTAACGGAGAGAGTTCCAACACCGGTCTGCGTTCCAGCGAACGTAGTGAGCATCTGGTTTATAGCATACTCAAACTCAGTTCCCGACATTTCTTTAAGAGAGACTGGAGATGTAGCCGTGTTTATTTTAAGGGCAGTTGCCATCTACTAATCTCTTATGGGAATACTTGAGTACCGGATGCGTCGTATACTTTCAGCGTCGTTGCGGTAGTCATCACGTTAGCGCCATTCAGTGTAATCTGGTTTGCTGATATATTTGTATTTACCGAAGAGTTTCCGATGAAGTGCACTGAGGTATTAACTAAGCTATTAGCTCCAATGTATATACCGGAAGCGTTTGCAGTAAGAGAAGTACCTACCGTGTACGATGCAGCATTGACGGTTCCAGTATGGTAGAGACCGGTGACGTTAGCGACGAACGGCGTTGCGGTCGTGTTGGTGAAAGTCAGCGACGTAGAGTTCAGTATCGCGTTGACAGTCGAGTTGCTTGAGACTAAGTAAGCTGAGGTGTTTGCCCTGAGTAGGGTACCTACGTTGGCGTAAGACGCTGCGTAGAAGATATCGGCGTTCGCTTGGGTCTGTACGTTTATAGCGTAGACGTTCGCGAGAGTTGAGTTAGCCGTGAATGCAGTTCCAACCGAGAATGAGTTCGCGTTAACACCCTGAGATACGTTAGCGAATCCAGTGATGGTCGTGTTTCCAGCAGAGAGCGTAGTGCCTATTGTCGCTGACGTTCCAACTTGAAGAGAAGTAGTAGCGTTAGCGAAGCCCGTGATCGTCGTGTTGCCGGCTGCTAGAGTTGTTCCGATCTGCGCCGACGTTCCTACTTGGAGAGTAGTGCTGACGTTCGCGAAGCCCGTGATCGTAGTGTTACCTAGTCCAGAAGCTCCTGTTGTCTGGAGACTTCCAGAGAAGTCGATGTTGTTGGCGTAGAGGTTGAACCTCTTAGTAGTAGATCCGAGAGCTACTCCAGCGCTGTTGGACAGCGGGTAAACGCCCGTGTTGTTCGCTTGGAAGTTCGTAGTCGTGTAAGAGGCAGCGTTCACAGTTCCGGTGTGGTAGATGCCCGTGGTATTAGCCATCAGAGCGTTAGCTGATGAGTTGCTAATTCCAATTGAGCTAAGAGCTGAGAAAGTTCCCTCGGCTCTGACCGTGTCGACCGGAGCTGTGTTTCCGAAGCCGGTATTAGGTACAGTCGCGCTTCCGGTGATCGTCATGACGACTGCGTTGGCTACACCGAGATGAAGCGGTGGGATCAGTGTTGAGTTAGCGGTAGTTCCAAGGAGGAACGAGTTCGCCAGAGTTCCAGTGTAAGCTCCACCGATGCCGTTGTTACCAGCACCTATAACGAAAGCTAAGATTCCTAGGTTAGCTGATCCCTTAGTTCCCATTCTCAAGTAAGCGCCGGATGTGAGCGAGTTGGCTGTACCTGCGCTGTCGCCCTGTATCGTTACCGAAGCGGTGTTCTGCGACTTGATGAGTATCGGGTTATTCTGGTTATTATTAGCAGAGGTATCAAATGTCGTCGTATTAGAGAAGATGTAAGAGGTATTTGGATTAACAACTTGCGACATGTTGTACTGGTACTCCCAGTACGTCGCTGAGCCATTGCTCAAGAGAACTTGACCGGTGGCGCCGTAGCTACCGTTTGCCTGTAAGCCCACTGGTAGAGATGTAGATCCAAGTACTAAGTTGCCACTAAGAGAAGTATTTCCAGTCACTTGAAGTGAGGAGCTGATGTTGGCGAACCCGGTGACTGTCGTATTTCCAGCAGCCAGAGTATTATTGAGAGTCGTAGCTCCGGTAGCGTCGATGGTGTTCGCGCTTATCACCACTCTCTTAGTAGAGGACCCGACTGCCGTACCGGCAGAGTTCGAGAGTGGATACACGCCGGAGTTATTTGCCGTGAAGTTGGTAGTAGTGAACGAGGCTGCGTTCATCGTGCCGGAATGATATGCTCCGGTATTGTTGGCTATGAACGCTCCGTTAACGTTCAAGTTGCCAGCAGAGAGGGTCGAGTTGACCGTGCTGTTTCCAATAAAGAGCGCTGAGGTGTTAGCTTGAACGTTGGCTCCAACGTTCGCGGACGTGGTCGCAAAGAGCGTAGCGGTGTTCGTCTGGTTGACTACGTTGAGCGCTATAGCATTTACGAGAGATGCATTCGCGGTGAATGCGGTGCCGACTGCTAAGTTGGCAACTCCGATACTGACGTTAACTGAGGTATTACCAATCGAGATGCTGGTCGCGTTGGCTACTAGACCATTTGAGGTAGAGTTTATAGTGGAGAAGAAGAAAGCAGTTGAGTTGATAACATCGCTCGACCCAACACTAAAAGATCCAGCGTTTACTGTACCAGTATGATATAGTCCAGAAGAGTTAGCAACAAATGGAGTAGCTGTGGTGTTAGCCTGCGTGATGCTCGTCGCCGTGATGATCGTGTTCACAGTTGAGTTACTTGAGACCAAGTAAGCTGAGGTGTTTGCCTGAACGTTGGCTCCAACGTTAGCTGAGGTAGCTGAGAATAGAGTTGCCGTATTAACTTGGCCGGTGATGTTTATCGCCGCGGCGTTCACCAGAGTTGCGTTAGCCGTGAACGTAGCTCCTACTGAGTACGATCCTGAGTTCGAAGAAGTTGAGTTAACGAATCCAGAGATAGTGGTATTTCCAGAAGAGAGTGTGGTTCCTACTTGCGCTGAAGTTCCAACTTGAAGAGTAGTCGTGACGTTAGCAAATCCGGTTACTGTAGTATTACCTGAAGCGAGTGTGCTACTTATGTTCGCGAATCCGGTGATGGTCGTGTTACCAGCTCCAAGAGTCGTAGTTACGTTAGCTGACGTTCCGACTAAGAGAGTCGTAGTTACGTTCGCGAAGCCAGTGATCGTCGTATTTCCAAGAGCAGCCGTATTGGATACTGTTAGAGCCCCGTTGACCGTCGCGGTTCCCCTGAGAGTCGTAGCTCCACCGACGTTGGCTGTAGACGAGACGTTGATGTACCCAGTGATGTCGGTGTTACCTGACACAACGACGTTAGATACGTAGAGCTTGGAGGTGATGTTGACGTTGGAGGTAGGAGTTAGATATACGTCGTTAGCGCTTATGTTGACGTTCGAGGTAGTGCTGTTTCCACTCACTGAGATATTAGTAAGAGTGGAGTTCGCCCCTACGATCGTGTTTCCGTTAATGTCGAAGATCGCGTTTAAGTTAGCTGAGGTGACGTTGATGTCGACGTTCGTTGTAGTCGAGTTTCCAGTTAACTTAAAGCTCTGCGAAGTTGAGTTTCCGTAGAGGTAGGTATTTCCAGTCACTGCCGTATTCGAGGTGACGTTCACCGATGCGGTGTTCACGGTCAAGACCGTTCCGCTTATTCTGGTATTAGCCGGATTGATGGTCACCACGTTTCCGGTTATGGTCGTGGTGAACTGGCCTATAGTTGAGTTTCCAGTTATGACTAGAGTGTTAGCTCCAGGATACGGCACAACGTAGAGGTTGCTGGTAACTCCGAGATTGTTACTCGTAGATGTATTACCACCGTTTATCGTGTTCGCGTAGAGAACGTTAGCAGTCAGGGCGTTCCCGACAGCGGCGTTTCCAGCAGCAGTATTGGAGTTCGTAGTGACCGTGTAGTTAGCGAGAGCATTTGCGAGCTGATTTACTTTCGTGATCAGACCACCATATGTATCCGATGTGGTATCTACGTTCGCTACTATTATAGTCATTTAAGTTTCTCTATTAGCTGTGTTAATAGGCTCTTGATGTCGGCCACTTCTTGCTTAAGACTATTTATTTCATCTAACTTAGTCTTCTCTTTTTGGCGACGAAGTTTGTACGCTTCTAGAGCACTATTATCTACGTTGACGATAGCTCCTGGGATCTCAGGACTCCTCACGAAGCCATCGGTTGGTAAGATCTTGGCCATATCAGATCTGCAGAGCTATGGCTCTCATATCATTGAGCTTTGGTACTCTAGATCCGTCCGCCGCTGTCAAGACTATCTTGATCGCGAAGTACTTGTATCCAGTGTACCTACTTCCAGAAGTGCTGTAGTACTCCACGATACCGCTGTTGTCTGGGTTGCTGTAAGCGGTATTCTTTATTGATGGAAGGTAAGCTTTTAGAGTATGAAGTGCCGTTGCGTTCGATGTCGCGTTGATCGCGAGTGCCGTGCCATCTTGCGATGCGGATAGACATAGAGCCGTTGAGTTAGCTGAGACGACATAGTAGAATGTCTGGTTAGCTAGTCCCGGAAGAACCGGATCATCTACTTCCGGTCCCGGCCTATAGTACTGCACGACGTTGTTATTCACGAACGGGTTATTGGTGATCAGTATGAAATCGCTGGTGCTATTAACAGCAGCATTTGCCGAGAATGTAGCGGTAGTCGCTGCTGTATTAGCGAACCCGAACTCGTACTCTTTAATATCGAGTGTAGATGAAGTTGAGCTGTATATGTCGCTAGTTCCATTTAAGTAGCTCATCTGCGTCCAGTTCTTATTCTCAAATATATCTGGATCTGTGGCTGCTTGGAACTTTCCATACACCGTGATGTCGGTGTTCTGGGGACGATGCGCTCTCAAGTATATCTTGATGTCCTCTGCGTCTTGTCCATCAGCTAAGACTATGGTCTTTGAGATGTACCTGCAAACAGCATTACCGTGATTGGTGTACTCATTGGTCTTATCGTTGTTGATGAGATTCTCGATCATCAGCGCGGACTTCCTTCTCAAGTCAATGACCGGAGCTGAGTAGAATCCAGTCGCTGATAAATTAGCTCTCAAGAAAGTCGTCTTATTATTAGCTGCGCTGTTCTTTTCATTTGTCCTGCTGACAATTATCCTGCTCTTATCTATGTTCTCATTTGGCTTATCTGATTGTACTGAAGACCAAGTTGAGTCAGTTGAGTAAGAAGTATCAGTTCCCTTGAAATCATATGTTAATGAAGTTCCAGCAGGAGCTATAGCGCCGAACCTAGGTACGATGGTGTGGTATGTATAGTTGTCTACTGTGACCACGTTTGCTAGAGCTATGAGAGTGCTGTTAGATAGAGATGTGTTCGTAACCGGCAAGATCCTGTGAATCTCTACTTTAGGATTAGTAGTATTTGAGAACCCAGCGATCGCACTATCTAAGACAATAGTTCCGTTGGTCTCATCGTACGATTGTATGACACCAAATGGAGATCCAGTTAAAGTGATCGCAGTATTTGAAGTTGAGTTCTGCGTGTATACCACGTCACCAACTTGAATACCAGTAGAGGAGTTGATCCTCACGATGCTGTCAAGAGTTAAGAACTCATCGTCTTCGTTCCTGAACACAGCAGATCCAGAAGCCTCAGTGAACCTAGCTCTGTACAGCTTAAACTTAATGTCTTCTTTCTGTATTGGTGTCCAGCTTGACTTATTAGCTGACACGAACATCATGCCTGAGTACGAGTCAGTAAAGATGTTCTTTCCAGAAGCGATATCAACGCCGCCGGTCTCAGCTACCCAGAGAAGAGGCTCCGGTGAGTTGCCCTGTGGGACGACGATGTAGGCGTACTCTTTGTTGTTCAAGATGTAAATAGGAGTCTCAAATTCAAATACTGTCTCTAAGCTCGCGTCATCGCTGACCTGAATCGATGACGCCGGCAGGAATGCTTGCCCAAGAATTGTGTTCTTATCTGGGAACCCAGTGGTCGTCTCACATAGCTGCACGAAGATGCCGAGAGTTGGGTCTTTTGCTTTAAAGTATAGACCAATCTTGGTTATATATGACCCCTCGCTAACGCCAGTAGCTGGGACTTTAAATGACTGAGCGATCGGATCATCATCGCCGGAGTCATTTCCGTTGTTGCTATCGTCGCCGCCACCGCCGCCGCCATCATTTGGCGGATCTGGCGGATCTGGTGGTCTAACAAAGCTAGTAGATGACTGGTAAGTTGTAGAAGAAGAAGTAGTAGTAACTTTTCCGCTGGTGACCTTGATAGATGGGTTGATAGTCGTGAGAGTTACTGACTCTTTCGTGACTGCAAGAGCAGACGCTGTAAATACTGCTACAGCCTTTGTCAGCTGTGCGTTCGCTCCAGTATCTAGGTTGTCGACGTTAGTGAGTAAGAACTCCCTATCGCCGGTCCTGAATGTAGCTGCTGGTATCCTGAAGATTCCAGAGACACCGCCAGTTGAGTTAGCCACGAGAGCTGTGCCAAGAGGCGCCGACGGAGTGCAGAAGTAATGTGACCTAGTCGTGAAGGCCGAATCTCCTCTCGTAGTTGATAGGGGAGTTCCAGGAGCGACGCTAGCGTCGACGTTGACCCTATCAAAGAACGCGTGAACTTTAGAGTTCGGCTTCAAGTTCATAGCGTTGAAGCTGATGATCTGCTCTCTGATGTAGGGGATGATGGACACATCTTGAACGAAGTTACCAACTTTCTGCTCTACTTCAGTAGTGGTTACTTTTGTGTTAGTTACGTTAGCAGTAACCGAAGTCGTCGTCGTGATGGACGTGTTGGTCTTAGTGTAAGTTCCACCATCGGCATCCCAGCTCGTCTTGCTCACTACAGATGAAGATGTTTTTGACGTGGTGTCTAGAACGTCGTAGTTAGTTCCGAACACCGAGTTAGCGAAGTCTTTCCAAGGCTGGCTCAAGTCAACTTTTAAGTTCACTGCCGGAGCGTTGGTGGTATCATTGTGATAGTCTGATTGTGGTAGAAGATCGACGTGCCCGTTCCACTGCCAGATAGACTCCGTGCATACCCTGTACTTAGAAGCATTAAGCTGCTGAGCGAATACCTCGTCAGTGTAGGGAAGAGTCAAGAACATTCCGCTCTTCTGGATATTAGTCGATAAAGATGGAACGTACTGGAGATCTAGAGGGTGCTCTTTGAACTTAGGCCTCATCACCGACTCACCGGTGTCTTTAGCGATAGAGTAAGCTGGATCTCCTACTTGGCCGTTGTCGTGTGAGTTGAAAGGCTCAGCGAAGATTCCGTTCTTGAACCTATCTGCTCCAGTAGTATCGCTAGGAATGCTAGTAGACTTAGCAGCCTGCTCGAGCTGAGATAGAACGGTGTAGTACTCAAGGCGGCTGATCCTGTCCTCAAGTACTCCGATCTCCTCCATCGTGTATCTTCTATTAGATCTCAAGATGATCTTAGTCACCAGATCAGATCTGTTAGAAGCTTCTCCCTCACTAGTAGTAAGAGATGGGAAAGCTGGAACTGCAGTCTCAGCTATAACGCTACCGTCACTTATATTAAGAGGAAGTCTAGCATTGAGCTCTGGATTACCTTGAATTACTTTGATAGTACCACCTGGGCTGGTAATAACTAGATCTCTTCTTGGAAGATAGTACTCGTAGTCAGCTTGGAACACTGAGTCAGGCTCTGGTAAGTACTGCCCATAAGCGCTAACGCTGTAGGTGTTAGTGTTAGCGTATCCTGGATTAATCGTGATCCAAGTATTTGCTGGATCTGTGTTGGCAGTGCCATTCGAGTTGCCAACTGAATTAGCGGTATTTGCTTTATATGGCCTGAAGTCGATAGCATCTCTCAAGTCAAGAGTGCCACCGTTCTTTAGAGTATAGGATGGAATATCAGCTAGAGTGATAGTAGTCGTGTTCGAAGTTATACCATCGGTGCTAACTGGATACGAGTCAACCGAGAAGAAGCCAATACCCGCTGAGGTGTTAGCCGTGAAGTGATTGAGCCTGACTAAGATCTTAGATGAAGCTGTGATCTGGCTAGCTTTGCTTGGCTTTATTGAGATCGACGCTACATCGTACGCGTCATCTTTTTCACCATTGTTGATGTTGAACCAAGACTTAACGTCAGGTGTGGTATTAGAGTATGCAGTGCTCACGTGAATCTTATCGATGCTATGCACATCTGGGAACCCAAGTGACCACGGACCTGCAGTACCGCCAGCATTATTAGAGCAGTCGATCTTCACGTACCTGTACTTGTTTATAACTTTCTTAGTAGGAACGGCTAGAGTACGCTGGACTGGATACTGAGCGTACATGGTGTTTCCAGAACCATAGTCAAAAGTTATTCCACTGGTAATCGTGAAGGTGTTCGCGGCTTGGTTAACTGACAGCATCGAGTCTGTGATGTTGAGAATAGAACCGTCAGCGTAGTAGTGCTGCATCTTATAAGCTGAGTAAGTTGCAGATCCGTTTGCTGTCAGCGTCATTGAGGTATTTGATGTCACTGAGCTGATCGTAGCAATCCAAGAAGCCGTTGAGTTCGAGAACCTTATCGCATCTCCAGATTTGAAGTCAGTTTGGAATGTAGTCGTAGATCCAACTACTATCGGGCTAGTGGTGTTCGCGCTCGCAGTACCGGTAACGTTGCTCGAGTACGAGTTCTGAGTAAAGCTTATCTGGTAGTCCCTAGCAGTACCATCGTAGAGCCTCTCAGTACCGCCGGCTCCTAAGCCGCCGCTCAGCGTGAACGTGAAAGTACCATTTGAGTTTAGAGTAGTAGTCGAAGTGTTCCTGTAGATGAAGCTGGTATCAACACTTCCTCCAGTAGGAGTCAAGCTCTTCGTAAATGTAACACCTGAGCTGAAGACTAGAGGAGTTAAAGTGCTGTCCATCAGAACAGCTTGGCTGCCTATATCGAGTACTATGTCGGCTTTAAACTTAGGAGCTGAGCTCTTATAGAAGCTCTTAGCGTCATTTCTAAATGATTTACCAGTGATCATCCTGATGTTGAAGAGATAGAGGTAGTACTGGCAAGTGCTCTGGCCTTTAGTTCCTGAGTAGTACACCATTGACTTGATATTAGCGTAGCCGATCGCGTTTCCAGTTGCTCCAGATGAGATACCACCTAGACCAGATACGGCGTTCTGTGGAGCATCATAGATTACAACCTCGCCTAAGTTATCTAAATCGGGAACACCAACGACGTCATCTACGAATATGTAGTTTCCATAGTTCGCGGTAATTGACTGGTTCTGAGTAATGGCAGTGGTAGTAGCTCTTGGTACTTGCTTCCTCACTGTGCTCAGCAGCTCTATTCTAGTTCCTTTAACATAAGACACACCTGGAGATATCTCATAAAAGAACGCAGCTGAGTTTCCAGATACAGGAGATGTCTGAACCGTGAATGGCTTTAGAGTATAGTTACCGGACTCCTCGAAAGTCCTGGTCGCCATCACACTCGCTATCTTGTTATAAGATGAGTCTGGGTTCCTATTAACTATTAAGTTTCCGTTGTCAAACTCAGCGATTCCAAAGAACGTGTTCGACACGGATCCCTTGTCGTACGGAACTAACACGGGATCTAGCTTGAGTCTGTGCGCTCCAGGAGCGTTGTAGTTAGTAAATCCCTGAGCATTGTCGTTCAATGAGGAGTCTTGGTTCTCATTAACGATAGACTCGCGCGTCTCAAAGCCAACGATCATGTTATTTGGATTGCTGACGTGCCTACTAACGACCGTGACCTGCCTACTTACTTTCTGGAAGAAGCCCTTGCTGTATACGACACCCTCGGAGATTCCAAAGCAGTACCCATTTCCAGTAGAATTAGTAGATGAGTTAGAGGTGTACACATTTATCGTTGCCGCTAAGTAAGACCCATTCAGCGTACCTAGAGCGGTCTGGTTAGCGTTGTAGATGTAGAGCGTTTCACCATTTGAGAACGAAGTGACGTCGTTATTTCCGGCAGTCTTTCCAGTATAGTAGTAGTTCAAGTAGAGCTGGTTGGTGTTAGGGTAAGTCGACACGAAGCCCGTCTGCGCAGTGAGCACCGTAGCTCTAACTGCGTTCGCGTTCGTACCGTTAGTTATGATGTACTTTCCAGTCGCTAGGTCCGTGATGGCCACGTTTCCAGTGAGTAAGTTGTCCACCAACCTCACGAACTGGGTATTGGCGTAGTTGTTGATCGCGACGCCGTCTACGATCGACCCGTCTTTAAAGATGTTGTCACCGAACCTAGACAGCTGCTTCTGGATGATGGTCTGTAGCTGAGTTAACTCTCTAGCTTGAACCGCGAAAGCTGGCCTGAACAGGATCCTATAGAACTTCTTATCTTCATTGAAGTCATCATAGTAAGTAGTGGACAGAGTGGTTAATGTAGCATTACTTAGTTCGGACATCTTTATTCCTTAAATAGCGATCAACAGCTTTACGGTCTCAGTTGTCGTATTAGATCTTTGAATTGGCGTGAAGTAATCGTAGTAGAGAACTTCATTTGTGTACTTATTTATATCAGGATTTGACAGCGCGATTACTGTTCCTGTAGCTCCTGATGTCTGGCCAGTAACTACCTCAGATGCCAAGAACGTTCCATGGAGGTAGGAGAACTCAACATAAGAGCTGTTCGACCAAGCCGCGATCGCGTGAGTGTTCGAGGTACCACCGATCATCAGCTCACCTTCTGTGTAGATCTTAGTCGGCGCAGTAGTGATAGTCGCCGTCATAGAGTAGAGAGCGTTATATGCGTTGTTCGCGTAGCCCAGAGATGAATTAGAGTAGTACTTGGGATTGTACACTATACCGGCTTTTCTGAACTTGCCGTGAGTAGACACGACAGACGACTCGTTGTTCGCGAAGTCAACCGACAGAGCTAAGTAAGCTGAACCTAACTCGGCAGCTTGGTTGTAACCATGACCGCCCTCTGGAGATAAGACCGCTCTCAGAGTAGCTCCTGATCCATAAGCTGGATTAGCCACGACGTTCGCTACGCAATAGGAGTATCCAGATCCGCGATTGAGGATGTTGATCGAGTTTATTGAGTACACATTTCCGGCTGTGCTGACATTAGAGTAAGCCTTGAGGCCAGTTCCATCGCCAGTAAAAGTTACTCTCGGTGATATGATGTACTGTGACGTCGTGTCGAGGACTGGGTTGTTCACTTGATCGTTAGTTGTTATGAAGTGACCCTGAGTGTTTACTGTGTAAGCCGTTATGTAAGTGAGCTGGCCAGATCCAGTTCCAGCTGACACGTAGAAACCGCTCGCAGTATAGTAGTCATTTGAGGTAGCCGTCGTTGCCGTCTCTACTTTGAATAATGTATTAGATACTACCTGCTGTATAAAGCCAGTAGCAAATCCCCTGTACCCAGTTCCGGCAGTCTCTACTTGAACGAACTCAATTGCTCCGTTCGACGCAGCTGACGTTATCGACGTGTTCGGATCAATGGGGATGTAAGATGAAGTTGAGAACTTAGCGTTATTGGTGCTTGACAAGGTGTACATGTACTTCCACACATAACCGTCAGCTGTCTGGAAATTAGTAGTCAGCGTTCCAGTTGGCTTTACTGTCGACTGCGCTCCGTTGTTGTTGTCTATGCACTTGTAAACTCTAGACTCGTTAGTCAAGACGTAGAAGTCAGAGTCAAATAAGTTAGTGACTTGATCATCATAGTGATCATACACCGTCCCAGATGTCCAAGAGATCTTTCTTATCATATAAGTAAGATCTTCCCTATCGATTCTCTTGCCGAAGATCATCTCTCTCTGGAAGTTGTACACGGAGTTTAAGTTATCAACTGGAGTGTCTGGGTTGTTCTCATCTGCCCAAGCTGAGTGCTTCGACGCGGCGAAGTAGTAGTTCGGATTCTGGACTGCTAGATGGTGATTCTCAGATATTGAGCTGGCGGTGAGAGCTACTGTCGCTCCCGTAGATACGTTAGCTAGCTTAAATCCAGTAGAGTTAGCGCTAGTGATGTTGTACAGACCGGCGTTTGCAACTCCGAGGAGAACTGTTCCACCGCCTTCCGTATAGTACATCACAGTATCACCGTTCTTCACGGTACTATCTCCTGTATTCGTGGCGGTTATGAAGTATGAAGTGCTATTGACTGCGCTGTTTGCATTAAAAGTAAACGTGTATATGTTCTTGAAGAACTCATCGAAGATGTTAGTTGAGATCTTATTAGAGAAGCTCTTGAGTAATATAGCGGTCATAGTTATGCCTGTGTTACTGCCCTGTCAACTACTACCAGCGGTACATTATCGAAGTGAGTGAGCACCGGCTTTCCAAACACTTTATTTCCAACTGGATGTATGACTTTATTTAAGATATCTACGTATTTATCGAGAGATCTAGAGAACTGGACCTCATATGAGTACTCTTGGTAGTACAGGTTATCGTGAATGTACATTCCGTCGCTGATCTTTCCCCTATTGTCCTCATAGAATCCAGGAGAGACGCCGATCGCGCCAAGAACTACATTTCCGTCGATGAAAGCATTAGTATTAGCTACATTATAGAGAGTTATGTTCTCTCCAGAAAGATTGTGGCCAAATCCAGAGTCCTTGATCTTAACTGAGTTCGGGATATCATTACCCCTGACCGCCCTACCTAAGAACGAGGCGTTATTTCCCTCTATATTTCCATTAGCGTCGAACTGACCATAGCTCGCGATGTAGTTGTCCCTCACCCTGACGACGACGTCGCCGTCGTAGTTCCTTCCGGGGTTCAATCCAGTTAGCCTAGTTATATGACCTACTGAGGTGATCGCGTAAGTTAGAGAGCTGTCGATGACAGTGCTTAAGTTAGCGTTCTTGATAGCCGGCCCAAAAGTTGGCGCGTTCAGCGGGATGTCTAACTTGCTGACACCAGTCAAGTAGTGTCCCGTCTCAGTTGATCCTGAGACCAAGTTAGTTCCTGGACCGAGTCTCTTTAAGTTGTGCCCGGATTCCGTCAGCGATTTAGTTATGTTGATTGCAGAGCCACCATAGGTAGCTGATAAGCTCAGCCCAAGTGAGTTAGCTGATACAGCATAGTAGTATGAGCCATTAGACAGCCCAGTGAGGGCTGTGTTTCCGGTGCTAGTGTTGTAGAACACTATGTCGTTGTTCACGATGACGTTAGTGGCGGTCGTTGTTATGAACTCACTGGTAGAGTTAACTCCGGTATTTGAGTTGAACGTCGCTGTCGTAAAGTAGTAGTTAGATGATAGCCTAAGCGACACGTCATTGGCGCCGATGACGTAGTAGTTAGTATTATTTGAGAGGCCACCAACCGCCGTGTTTCCACCGATGCAGTGGTAAGTAACGAGATCTCCATTTGCGAACTGGTTGTTCAGTATAGTTATGGTGTCGGCCGTATTTGACACGTCGGTATTGGCGTTAAAGGATACTCCTCTACCTATCAGGGCGTGACCAAACTCATTTGCACTCGCTGTCAAGTCGATTGAGGTGTATCCAGTCAAGCTGTGGCCGGTCTCCGTCAGTCCCTTAGTTAAGTTTATAGGAGTTCCAGCGCCGTATATATTGTGACCGTCCTCACTCGGCAGAGATGGGCTGAACAAGAGTATAGCTGCACCACCGAGTGATGATGACAGCTTTATTCCACCGGTGTTAGCTTGAACTACGTAGTAGTAGCTGTTATTAGCGAGAGTAGCGATAGCCGTATTACCATATGACGTAACGTACCTGACGATATCATCATTTGCGAAGCCGTGCGATGGTATAGCTATATAGTAGTCGTCGACTTCATCTATGATAGTCAGCTTTGGATTGAAAGTCTTAGGAATATATGAGTTAGCTAGCTTTAATCCAGTGCTGTTAGCTTGAATGGCGTAGTAATAGGAGTTATTAGCTAAGTTAGTCAGGGCAGTATTTCCCGTCGCTACCCTGTACCACAGGATATCGCCGTTAGCAAAAGTATTTGTCGCTATACTTATGAACTCGCTAGTAGAGTTGACTGCTGAGTTTGCGTTGAATGTCTTTGTAGTAAGAGAAGAAGAGAGCTTGACGCTTGAGTCGTTCGCTCCAGCTATGTAGTAGTATGAGCCATTAGAGAGTCCAGATAAGACTGTGTTTCCAGGAGCGCACAGGTACTTGACCAGATCTCCATTAGCGAAGTACGTGTTGTTCGCGAACTTGATGAAGTCGTACGGTGTTGATATGTGCACGTTCGGGTTGAAGTAGTGAGTCTTATCAAAAGGTATGTAGTTGATTATATCGGTGTTGTAAGTGAAGTCAACTTGGTTGCTCAGCTCAAACCCAGTGAAGTTGGCGTTGTAGCCCATCGTGTTAGCGCCGGTCGTGACCGATATGTTAGCAAACTGGGAGTACTTAGTTCCACCATCGACGATTATGAAGTTGATGAAGCCGTCAGTGACGTCGTAAGTATGGTTAATTATGCCGTTAAAGTTCGTAGTGCCGAACGTAGAGATCGAGTTCATGAACTCGCCTACTGGCTGGTAAGGTGACGCGAAGTTGACGGTGATACCGACTGGAGATCCCAAGATAAAGCTGGCCTGATCTATAGAGACAGCGTCAGAGACCAGCTGCTCTCCAACTATGAACTGACCGCTCACGTTGGTGATGTAGAGAACGTGCGATTGGTAGTTATCAACGTAGATCTTCTTATAAGAGTCGATGAAGGCCGTAGCTCCACTCGTCGCTCCAGTAACGTAGGTCTTCTCGTACTTGTAGTTATAGAAGCTATTTGAGATCTCAAAGTACTGAGGCTCTCTCCACACACCGTCGGATGGCTTTAAGATGTCCTTGGACGGGATGTAGACGTTGATGTCCTCATTGTAGAGCATCCTGAATAAGAGCTTGAGTCCCTGCTCAGATCCCTTTGACCTATACAAGTCGAGGATGTGCTCTTGTAAGAATCTCTGGTCACCCTCTATGCTCTTCGGTATATTGACGAAGTACTTCTGCCTGAAGTGAGTCAAGAAGTTATTGGCGGTAGTGTCGATGTCCCTGGTGTCAAATAGAGATCTGGTTTTATTGAGGGTATTACCTTCCTGCTCCATCCACTCGTAGTACGCCTTTAAGAACTCAATGAATACTGGTCCCTCTTCAGCATAGAACGCCGGGAACTGGTTCTCTACTAGATTAGAGATGTACTTAATTGAGTCTACCATATTATACCGTCTGAGCGATCATCGTTATGTTGATGTCATCTGAGCTGAAGAGCAGGAACGTGTTCTTGCTGATCGCAACGTCTTTGGCTGAGAGCTTAGCAGTTATGTTTATGTGATTTCCAGTATAAGAGTAGACGTTGGCTGTCACGAGAGTTGATCCGGTATAGTAGTTAACCGATCCAGCATTTTCTTCTAGCGTTATCCTATTGACTATTCCCGTAGTGCTGTCAGTCTTGTCGTAGTATATCTTTAAGTTGCCGAGACCATCATCGCCGACGTAGGCGTTGTAGGTGTTGTTACCAGATGATACGTAATTGAATACGGAGCTCTTGATAACTAGCTCATGTCCCTGCGGGAGGGAGTAGAGGCTGTTCTCGTGATAGAGAGCGTTATTAAATGAGAATGATATGGTGTTCGACTGCTGGACTGGAGGAACCCACCTCCTGGTGATCATCACTTCCGTGTCGTTTCCAAGTATACTCACATCTGAAGCGTCGATAGCTGATACCAGCTTAGAGTACGATAGGTCGCTTCCGAAGTTGGTGACGTTGGTGTTCGCGAAGTTCAGTATGGCCTGCTGGACAGCAGCCTTGAGCTGTCCAGAAGATAGTTCTGTAACTTTGGTGTTGTACTTAACTGAGCTGTTGACAGAGGCGTAGAAGAAGTCAGGATCAACGACGATCGGCTCAGTAGTTAAGTTCTTTAATGTTAAGTAGTCAACGATATCTTTCTTCAGAGAGTCAGCAATGAGAGCGATGCTACCGTACGGCTTTACTGCGATGGCGACTTTTCCGTATCTTGGGGGATCCATCTCCTCTCCGCCATATGCTGTGACTGCTTGGAATTCGGGAAACTTTGCTTTAACGAGAGTGATGTAGTCCTCTTTGGTGACAGCTCTCTCTTGAGTGTTGAAGAACCTAGGAGCGTTGAACTTAATCTCATCTACAGTCTCCCTCTCAGAGCCGTTAGCTGCAGTAGCTACAGTCGATATCGATACGCCTGAGTACCCAGCGATACTCGACGTCTTGCTGAACTTATAAGCTCCATTTCCGGCATCACCTTTGGTGTCCCTGTACTGGACCTTGACGAAGCTTCCGTTTGCCAGAGCTCTTCCGGAAGATCCGTTTCCAAACTTTACTTCGTACTGGTCTTTTCCATAACCGGTAATGAAGAAAGCATTTGACGTAGAAGTTAAGCCGTACAGCGACTCAGCGTAAGTATATGGGTAGAATGTCGAGCTAGTGTTTGATGTAGCGACGTACACGTCAATAGATCTCGTGTCAACGTTGCCAGATCTCAAGATGTACTTGCTATTTGAGTCTACGGTGTTGAAGTACTCAGTTACTAGTATTCCCTCGTAGACCGGCGTATTAGCGCTAGCGTATATACCGTTATTTGATATAAGTATCGTGTCCTCGCCGACTAAGAAAGTATAGCTCTCGTTGTCCACCGAAGTCGCGAGCCTGTAGTTCTTTGGTATGACGACGTTGTCCGGAGTATCCAGTCCGGTATCGACTGTGATGTTGACGAACGCCTCAGATGAAGTTCTAGATCTAGGTAAGTAGTTAAGCTCTTTGGCGTGAGACACGACCGACTCTTTGAGCTGAGCTGTGTCCATGAACATCTCACTACCTATCATGTTCAAGTAGAAAGAGTTCATGTAGGTGTTGTAAGTCAATATGTCGAGCAGGACGCTGATGTTCGACGCGTCGAAGTCGAAGTCGCTGAACTGGCTCTGGCCTTTTAAGTAGGTCTTTAAGTTCTGCTTGAGCGTGTTAAAGTCAAGCTCGGATGTTGAGAGAAAGCCTGTATTTGCCATTACCTTACTCTATTGAGAATTAAGTTCAGAGTCTGTACATCTGGTGTATTTAATATGGAGAACAATATCGTAACCGAGTAGTAGTGCTCATCTGCGTTAGCTGAAACGTAGACCTCACTTAGATTTACTCTAGGCTCGAAGTTCCTTATGGTAGCTTCTATTTCTGTTTTTATCGTAAATTCAGTATCAACATTGATGTTCTCAAATAGAGATCTCCTGATACCGCTTCCAAATTTTGGGTTGAAGAACCTCTCTCCTGGATCAGTGAATATCAAGTTCTTGAGCGCTGTCTTTATTGAGTCAGAATCTTCTAGAACGTACAAGTCACCTTTAGCTCTGTTGTTGAGCTTTAAGTCGAGGTTATTGTAGAAGTCTTTGTACCTCGGGGGCGTTCTTAGTGTCTGTATGGCCATTTTTTATTTATAAGTTAGTCCTGATGTTTCTTAAGTATTGCGGAGAATATCTCTGCAGGTCATTTCCAACGCCGGCTGCCTGCTTCCATCCGGAAGAGAACACGCTCGTAGAGAAAGGAGATCTGGTGTCCTGCACCATACTCGCTGAAGCAGCTATCATAAATGGAATAGAGTGATCGCTTCTCCTAGGATCTATCATCGCAGCGGCGGCGCACCCCAGTAAGCTGGCTATCTGGCTAGCTTGACCACCGATCATCGAAGCTAGAGCTCCAGATACAGGAGGTATAGCTACGCCGATCATCACCCTAGATATGAGTGATGTCAAGCTCATTGAGGAACCAAATGATCCGAAGTTCTGCATCTGGAAGGACATAACGCCGGATCCAGCAGATGACGTCGGGTAAGTCGCTATTCTCCTAGAGAACATCTGGTCAGTGGAGATCCTAGGTGTCAGCCCCTCGCCAAAGAACGCTCTGCCCGCAAATGACGGCGGCTGCATCATCGGGTTATTGCATATGACCGACGGGGGGATTCTCTGTCCCATCGTCAGCTCAGCTAATACAGATGAAGTAGCCATGCCTCCGGTTCTAGTGAGAGCTGATGCAGCGCTGCTCAAGTTTCCAGGAGACTGTATCGCTGCTATCTCTGCGGCTATAGAACTGCCGGTAGTATTTAGAGTTCCAACAACTATCTTGATCTTACCTAGCTGAGTCAGCATGTCCGGAGTCTTGCTCTGGTTCGTTGAGGTAGCTGATGCCAGCTGAGTAGCGAACCCTATTGCATTTCTCAAGTCTTTTGAGAAGCTAGACAAGTGAGCTTGCACTGGAGTCAGCGTGTAGATCTTGTGAGTAGTGATAGTGCTGTTGGCTTCATCGACGTAGCTTTTTATCTCATTCAAGCTCGATATAACATCACCGCAGTGATCAATCTGACCTTGGCAGTTAGTGTATCCAGTAGGAGTTCCGAATGGAGCAACTATATTTGCAAGAGATAGCAGCGCGACTTGCATCTTAGCGATAGTTATCGACACTGAGTCAACGCCCGGAAAGCTCGGTATTGATCCCGCTGAGCTCAGCGATGCTGCCTGAGATAGCATAGCAGTTCCAGATAGTCCCATTGAGTAAGCTGCTCCAGCTGGGCCTAGAACGTTCGACAGAGCTCCCATCGGGCTTGATGAGAACGCGGCCACGCTTAGAAGAGCGCCAAACGCTGAGCCAGTGTGATCGGAACTTGACTGAGCTTGAGGGTAAGTGCTGTGGTCGATCTGCTTTGTCAGCGATGATAGGCCATGAGCCATGTATCCTATCTTATAGAGATCCCTAACCGACAGTATTCCCATCGGGTCCCGGACGAGATATGAGTTGTCCAGCTCAGGTATGTTAGTAACGCTAGCGACCAGCTGTAGATCATCGTAGTTGTCGATCGCTACCAGAACATAGAGAAAGTCCTCGAGAACGTCGAACCTGACCATGCCGTAGCTGGCGAACTCAGTGGCCTTAGCTGCTATGAGTGCTTTCTCAGTATCAGTCAAGTAGTAGTTAGTCTTAGTGTTCCTAAGAGCGCTCGTCTGAGGTATCAGAGTTCTAAGAGAAGTAGCTAGAGCGATAACATTAAAGGCAGTCGATACGGCGCTGTTGAAGCTCTGAGTGGAGGCCTTGTTGTCCGGATCTGAGCTCGGTCCGGACTCATGAAAGACGTTCTTGTGCTTTAGAGCGGTCGTGTCCCTGTTGATAGGAACGCCATCACCGCCAGCCCCAGTCGCCGGCTGCTGTGGAACTGGGCTCGTCGTCGGGTTGTTCTTTGGGCTAGCTTTGTAAGTGAACGTGCCGGTCGGCTGCTTGAAAGTTCCCTCGACGTCCTCGTTCTTCGCGTCAGCTATAGCTTGGACGTACGCTTGGCACGTAGTAGCCATGTACGTTGCGCTCTCTTTACTACCAGAGATATCCTCAGTAAATTTCACAGTCATTATGCAAATCCCATGTTCTTCAAGCCCTGCTCAGCGTATGATAACACCAGGCCATCTTGCCTAGAGTGGCACGATGGCTCAGCGCAGGTCCAGACCGTCTTAGCGCCAGATGTTCCAGCAGGAGCTGCCTCGACGTGACAGTGGATAGTTCCCTGATGGTTGGCCTCTAAGAACACCCTATCATAAGGTAAGTTCTCTACTATCCACTTAGCTATCATTGCCGTCTCTGCGTGACTTCTTGATGCCGATCCACAGTCTACTGCCTTTCCAATATAGTGACGAGATCCACCTTGGCCAAGCCTGATTCCATGAGAGAAGTGAATCGTTGATCCGAACTTCTCGAGAAGTGGGTCCATGATGTTGTAAGCTAAGTGCATTACGTTCTCTAAGATCTCTTTCTGCGAGTAGCCCATCTGCGTCTTCGGAAGCGTGCCGAGTCCGGGGAATCCACCTACCGTCACGCTTCTCGATAGCTTCTCACTGCTGTTGTACACGGACGTAGGCATAGCGCTCAAGTAAGGTGATGCTACTGCCTTTAGAGTATTTCCGCTTCCGTCGTATGTTAGGGAGCTGTCCGGTATAGTGCCGGCATCATCGCCCTTTGAGTAGAGAGATCCGGCTGAGGCGTTCTGGTCAGATCTAGCTTTTGCTTTTGGATCTGGCGTATCGCCCTCGTTCTGGTATATCGACATCTCGTGTGCTGACATCTTATTAGCGTTCTTTGGAAAGTTGGGAGACTCCCTCTCAGAAGTCATGTTATCGATGATGGTGTTAGCGTCTGGAAACTCTGGAGCTTCAGGTGCCTCGAACGCCGGAAGAGCCCTGAGATTATCAGTCTCAACTGAGTTGGTCGTAGCAGCAGATGGTGATCCCTTGTTTAAGTCTATAGTAGAGCCCCGGAGGTCTACTGCTCCAGTAGAGTCGAGAGTAAATGTACTCGTTGAGTTGAGCTTAGTTGAGCCGCTGAGAGTCCTGAATTGTCCAGTAGCGCTTAGGTCTATAGCTGCTGACCTGACGTCGAGCTTAGTGACCGCGTCTAAGTAAGCTGTAGCTTTGCTTGAAAGTATCAGGCTTCCAGTAGCTCTCAGCGCCATTCCAGCAGCTGCCTCAATAGCTACAGCGTCTTTAGATGAGATGTACATTCCGCTATTTGTACCGACGACAAAATCGTCTGATGAGAGCATCGTTAGCTTACCAGCATTTACCTCGTAAGTTGAGTTCTGTTTTGAGTTGATGTGAACGCTCTTTTGGCTGTAGAGGTTTATGTCCTTATCAGCTCTAGACTCTATGTTCTTTCCAGCGTCATATCGTATATCTCCAACGACTTGCGTTCTCTTGTCGCCCGCAACTGTCTCTCTCATGGCAGCTCCAGTAGTGAGAGAGATGTCCTTAACGACCTCCATCGTCTTGGCGCCATCAATCGACTCAGAGTAAGAGCCGCCGACATCGACGACCATGTCACCACCGACGTGCATGAACATGTTCTGCCCAACGTTGAAGTTCATACTTCCCTCGGTCTCGATGGTGATATCGCTGTGGCCTTTTAAGATCAACCTTCCCTGCGCAGAGATGACTCCGTCGCCTTTGTTTGCGTGTAAGCCGAAGCCCTTCTTGCCCGTAGGCATGAGGAATATAGACCCATCTACGTCAATGATGATCTGCGCGCCAGAGTGGTGAATGAGCTCAATGCTCTCAGATCCTGGAGTACCGCTTATGGTGACCCTGTTGCCTGTATCAGTCACCCACCCCTTAACGTCCTCTGAGCTGCCAACGCCTTGAGCGGTACCTGTTCCAGGACCCGTGTACACCTCAGTAGCGTCACTTGGCTTGCCGCCCTTCTTAACAGACACCTCGTACGTGTTGAACGGCGATGCCGCCATAGTGTTCCACGTCGTGCTGGCAGTTAAGCCGTCGCCCTCGCGACCGGTTACGCTCTTAGTTGCGCCCTTGTTGTCGTTAAATCCATCTTCTCTTGCCATGTTTATCCACAGTAGTTAAAGTAAGTTGCGTGCACTATCTGGTCCAGAACTCCGTCAGTTCCGGTGATCTTAGCTGTATCGGTATTCTGGGCTACTATCTTCAGTATATTATATATGACGACTTTCTGTCTAGTAGTCATGTAGAACTTTGGGTCCCTCTTGTTCTTCTCATGAATGAAAGTATCGAGGCCGCCGACGAGAATGACCGTAGCGCTGTCCGGTGATGGGTCGCTCAGCTTGTATATCGTGCCGTTCAAGTCAAGCACGAAGTTAGCGCTGAGCGACTGGATATCCACGTCCTCGTTCCTCAGAGTCTTAGTCGTGGAGAACTCTATGTTAGATGATCTCGCGACGAAAGCTGGACCAACGACTTCCATTATCAGTTCGTCCTCTTATCAATTGGAGTGTACTTGATGCTGCTGTAGAGCTTCTGGGCAGCCTCAATTCTAGGAGGGAATGTCTTGTTATTTGTATCTATATAAGTTCTCTTGTAGCATGCTGGTCTCTCATAGAAGCACATCGCCTGAGTAGCCTCCATGACATTCCTAGCGGCCATGATTCTCTTGAAAGCTTTGTTCTCGCACGTCATGAGCTCTCCCCACATGAAGGAGATCTGCTGGTCTAGAGTAGGGTGATCGCCGTACTCTCTGAACATCTTCTGTGGCCTACCGCTGTTTGTATTCCAAGAGCATATTCCGTACGTCTTACCACCATCCGTATCGATGGCAGCTTTGCTGAACCCAGCATTTGGATTGCACTGGCTCTCTGCTATGATGTTACCGAGTATACCGCACGCCTGCGCGTGAACGTCACCACCTGACTGACCGCTCTTCTCTATGAGATCGCGTATCATGTTGTAAGCTTTCTCGACGTTGCTATTTCCGGGGAGATTAACTGACGTAGATGTTGTTCCCGGAGAGTCAGTAGTTGAGCTGCCAGTTCCAGAGTCTCCGGGTGATCCTGGAGACTCAGCTCCATTTCTCGGAATTGACGTTGAAGCGGAGCCGGCTCCACCGTCAATAACTCCGAGAATGACTGGCTGCTGACAGTCATCGCCGTCTGCGAAGAATCCGAAGACCCACGTTCCGTTAACTAGACCGTGCGACATGCTGCCGCCTGATGTATGGCCGCCTGTCGTTGGGTACAATACCAGAGCTGGTTGTAGATCTCCATCTGAGACATCGGTTATGTCATCGGCGCGATGGACGCCGAATATCCTAACGCGAACTCTGTTCTTGTCACCGAAGCTGTCCTTGACGACGCCGATGAACCACTTGAACTGGTCTCCGTAGAAGTCCTCATTTATCATGCTGTCACCTGTGGATTTCCAAATGCTGGTGAAGCTGAGTCAGGAGCGAAGAGCGTCTTCTCGAATAGTGAGTTCAAGTAAGAGTCCTTGTTGATCTTGAGAACTGTTACTGTATCGCCATTCACTCTGAGAGTATTCTTTATCTCACATATGGTGAACAGCCCAGATATGTACTTCTCGTCATCGATAGTCTGGAATCCGTGCACGTCCGGCAAGTTCAAGTAGATCAGGTCTCCTGGCCTCAAGAGAAAGTCAGTCGGTATCGATATGGTCAAGTTGATCTGGCCATAAGCAAAGAGCGATCTAGTTCCCCTGCCCCACTTATCCCTCAAGCTCGGCTGGTTCAAGTCATCGTAGTTGTTGATGATGTACTTTGTCCTAGGCGCCGTCTCATCTCTATCATCGAAGTCGATGACGTCGTCTATGTAAGGTTGCGTGTTCAGCTTATTTACATATAGGCTATTGAATGAATCCCTCAGAGACGTCTTAGTTATCTTGTGGTCTTTCTGGAGCATGTTGATCTCAACGTACTCATTCTCAAAGTAACCACCTATGATCTTCTCTAGTCCAGCATATCTCTTGTTAAGCTTTACGCTGAGCACCGACCTAGCCTCGCTGAACCCCCTAGACATCAAGCTCTTCATCTGGGCTGGGCTGTTCCTCACAGCTTCAATGTTAGATATGTAGAAGTAGGGCTGAACTGCAGCTGAGTTTATTGCGGCTTCGTCCAGAGCTCCCCTGAAAGATGGTCTCTGTAGGGCTTTGAACACGAACCCCGGCTTCATGCTACCACCCTCAAAGCCATCGCCCGCGGCCATGCTCTCAAAGAACATGTGGGTGTAGTGCTTCTCTGACTCAGCTGAGACAGCGAACTTGCACATCCAATTGAGAGCGGCAAATGGCCTGAGCAAGGGAACTACGAGGTCCCTCGACTTCTTAGTGTCAGCCAGTATGTTCAGCTTCTTGTCGGACTTTAAGTACTCAGTTACTATGGACTCTATCATCTTCTCAATAGTGTCTTTGTATGCTTTTGAGATCTTGGTCTTAGCGTTAACGAAAGCCTCGACGCTGTCGAGCTGCATCACGTAAGCCATGGACCTGCCGGCATCATCTACGACGATCTTCTCAACGCTAACTATAACGAACTTAAGCTCAAACTTCTGTCTCTCATTTGGCTCAATTCCAGAATCTTGATCTAGAGTTATAGTGACGTACTCTTCATTTGATATCGGGTAGTTGCCGAGTATGTTGATGAGGTCGTTTATGACCAACTCAGCTTTTATGATAGGAGAGAACACCGACTGGTATATGTTCAGCTCCATGACCTGCGGCATGATCCCCATTGGATCCCCGCCGTTGAACTTGGTCATCTGTATATCGACTACCCTAGCTGTGAAGGGATTTGCACTATCAGTCATTTATTGAATATGCTCGCGAGTTCTCTTGTCAGCTGTGGTAGGTATATTGGAGATAGCAAGTTGATAACTCTCTTTGAGTCGTTCTGTTCAACTTCGTAGTCGTAAGTGTAGACCGGAGTCCATCCGGACCTGTCAGTTGGAGATAGAGTATTGTAAGTAGTAGTGCTTAGGGTCCACGACTTACGAGCGATGTCTAGATCTGACTCTCCACCAACTCCAGTATACTCGTAGTGCTCTATTTGGCTCTGCAGCTCATATATAGTCTTTGAGTACTTGTTCTCTAAGTACTTCTTCAGATCATTATCGCTGAGAGGCCAGTCATAGTATGGGTCAACGACGCTGTTGCTGAAGAACACCACCCAGTCTTTAGTCGGATCTTCATACACTTCAGCAGCTACGTTATCTGGCCTCTGACCTTCCTTCACTATATAAGTGTAGAAAGTATCGGTCTTCTTGAAGATGTCCGTTATTATAGCGGCCCTCAAGATGATGTTCCTAGTAGTCGAGTTGAAGTAGTTTATCTTTGGAAAGCTACCGAAGTACGCCATCAGAACCTCGTACTTCCAGCAGGAGCTTGACCGCTTGGACCTAGACCGGAGAATGACTCTCTCGTCTTCATGTCTATCTCACCGAACTGCAGCTGCAGCTCAATGAATGATGGGTAACCCCCCTTGTAAACAGCAACTCCCTGCGGAGAGTTATTCACCTGCATGTCTTGCAGAAATGAGAAGTCTATCTTAGGATATCCCTCGTAGTCCAGACCGGCAAACTGCACGGTGAATAAGTTCGGGTAGTCGAGAGCGAATCCCTTGCCAGTAGCGTTGTAAGTAGGATGCATCCTGAGCTTTAGCATGTTTATAATGTCGTTTATTCTCCTGCTCTGCGCTTGGTTCCTAGGGGACATCTTGAAAGCGAGAGAGAAAGATCTCATGTTCATCTTGTTGAAGATAAGAGCTGTGTGAGGGTTCCTAGTTACTCCACCATAAGCCGAAGCGAACGGGAGCGCAGCTGCTCCAGCAACACCGCCTTTTGCTAGAGCATCAGTTACGTGAGCTCCAGCTTTTATTCCCATAGCAGCCATGATTCCTGAGATAGCTACACCACCAGCTGCAGCTGCCCCGACCATCTCCACCATCGATGATCCAGCAATCCCGCGCTTCATTATGTCGATCGACGTACCTATCTCACCTAGATCAAAAGACTGGATATCAGCTGAGTAGTGATCATTTGGTAAGTTCTCAGGAAGTGGAAGAAAGTAGTAGTTCTCGACAGTTCTCTTAGCACTAGACCCCGGAACTTCCCTTGAGTACTTGTACTCAGTTATTCGAGTGTAGTATTTAGACTTGTCGTCCCTGTAGTCGTATGTCGACATCGGCCGGTATTCCTATAAATACAGTGTACAGTTATATTTATAGCGAGAATAGATGTCTTACAAAGGAAAGTTCAAGCCAAAGTTCCCGCAGAAGTACATCGGAGACGTGAGCAACATAATCTACAGGAGCTTATGGGAGCTCAGGCTCATGAGGTACTTTGACAGCCACACGAGTGTTATAAAGTGGGGCTCAGAAGAAGTCGTGATACCTTACAGGTCCCCAGTCGACAACAGGATACACAGGTACTTTCCGGACTTCTATGTCCAGATGAGAACTAACGAAGACAAGATAAATACTCTTATCATAGAAGTAAAGCCGTACGCACAGACCTTAGAGCCAGTCAGAAAAAGCGAGAGGTCTAGAAAGTACATCAATGAGGTACTCACTTACGGCGTCAATCAAGCTAAGTGGAGAGCTGCCACCGAGTTCTGTAGAGACAGGAACTGGGAGTTCAAGATCATGACCGAGAAAGACATAGGTGTTAAGTAATGCCATTATTTGCTAACATACTCGAGCAAGGCAGGACGAGCTTCGCGAGGCCGGGGTTCTTGGACTCTAGAGATTGGTTCAGAGAGAAAGCTAGGGAAGTAGCTAGAGTCAACGAGAAGAAGCTCGTCGCTGGTCACACTGAGCTCCAGAGAACGAAGCCGATGCCGGGGTACATGTACATGTTCGCCTACGACGCTAAGCACAAAGACACTCTGCCCTACTACGATAAGTTCCCACTCGTGTTTCCATTCTCAGTTGACGCCGATGGGTTCTTGGGAATGAACCTCCACTACCTACCTCACCTTCTCAGGGCTAGGTTGATGGACGCTCTCTATGATCTGTCAACTAACCAGAAGTTCGATGAGAAGACCAAGCTCAGGATGTCGTACGACCTGCTCAACGGCTCAGCTAAGTATAAATACTTTAGACCGTGCGTAAAGAGGTACCTCTTCTCGCAGCTTCAGACTAGGTTCCTCTTAGTTCCATCGAACGAGTGGGATATAGCGCTGTTCCTGCCACTTGAGAGATTCACTGTCAACAAGAGGCAGGTATACTCAGACTCACAGAACAAAATAAGAAGAGCATAATGGCGTTCTCAATAAATGACATAACAAGCGCTATAAGCGCTCTCGGCGGGTTGGCTAAGCCATCTCACTTCTACGTATCCATAACACCTCCGGCATCTCTAATTGGAAATGAGTACTCTAGGCAAGCTAGCTTTTTCTGCGATGCGGCTTCTCTTCCGGGACTCAGCTATGGAACTCAGAACGTCAAGACTCCCGGATACGGCACGACGGAGAAGAGACCGCTGAGCGCGGACTTCAATGATGTCCAGCTTTCTTTCATGATAGACGCTAAGGGAAGCGTCATTGAGTTCTTCACAAAGTGGATGGCTCTGATTAATAACTGGAGTAGAATTGGTGTCGGCGTAGCTAACTCTTCAGGCCTCGACTACGGTGAGTGGTCATGGCCAGAGGAGTACGAGGGAACTGTGGACATTCACTTCATGACTCCCGATAGTAAAGACATCACCGTCTACACTCTAGTGCACGCGTTCCCAGTTCAGATGGGAGATGTTGGAGTTGGATGGGAGCAGAACGACTCACTCGCTAGGCTCCCAATTGTGATGGCCTACAATACTTGGAACACGAAGAGCGTACCTAACTCGACTGTACCGCAGACATCGCAGAGTCAGAGTAACTTACCTAAGATAGACCAGAGATTAGCTCCGGGATACAATAAAGATAATTTTTAATGTGATGAGGATATACTATGCCGTTACCAGAGATTAAGCACCCAGTATACAAGCTGGTAGTACCTTCTACAAATAAGACGATATCTTTTAGACCGTACACCGTTCAGGAAGAGAAGCTCCTGTTGATGGTGAGGATGTCAGATGACTTAGAGGAGGTCATCTCCTGCTTAAAGCAGATCATACGCAACTGCGTATTCGATGACATCGACGTAGATAAGCTAGCGATCTTTGATATCGAGTACATATTCGTCAACTTGAGAAAAGTGTCCATCAGTAATGAGGTGGATATGTTCTTAGAGAATGATGGAAAGAGAGTGCCGTTCAAGATAGACCTAGGGCAAGTTAAAGTCAAGTTCAAAGAAGGTCACAGCAGCATAATAAAGATCAACGATAGCATCTCAATAAAGATGCGCTACCCAAACTTGAGTCAAGTTATATCTCTAGAAGAAGACGATTCTGATCCAGATAAAGTCTTCTCGGTGTTTATCGACTGCATAGTCAGCGTTATGGATGACAATAAAGTCTACAGCGACTTTACTAAAGATGAGCTAGAGACATTCATCTTATCACTTCCAATGGAGAATACAGCGAAGATGACTGAGTTCTTCAAGTCAATGCCCGTCGTAGAACTTGACTCGGAAGTTCTCATGCCGGACGGAACTAAGAAGGAGGTCAAGCTGAGTGGGCTCAAAGATTTTTTTACACTTTAACTGGGTACAGCAGCGTGGCCCTCTTTTATAAAATAGAGTTCGCGCTGGTGCATCATCATAAATACTCAATAGCTGACTTGAATAATCTGTACCCCTATGAGAGGGACATCTACGTTGAGATGATATCGCAATATGTCGAGGAACAGAATAAGAAAAGACAGGGCTGATGGCAAACGACAACTCAGATATTCTAAAAGCGATCATTGAGAAGAGCGAGGGAAAGAACCTCCGCGCAGTCGCGGCAGCTCAAGAAGAGCTGATAGCGCTCAAGACCAGAAAAGCCCAGATCGGAGCTGCGCTGGCTACACCTGCATCTAAAGTAATGGCATCTTCTACTACCAGCTTAGCTCCGGAGTCGGATGTAGCTAAGAATATAGGTGATCTTAGAAAAGATCAAATTGTCATAAGAGATGAGATAAAGAAAGCTAGAACTACTCTCGACGCGATACTGTCATCTAACCAGAAGTACTACGAGTCCAACAACGAGCTTCTTAATCGCTTACTCACGACCAGCAATCTAGCTCAGACCAGAGCAGCTGAGCAGTTAAAGCAGAGCCAGTCTAAGACTGGATTCTCTTCAACTGGAGCTGGAGCATCTGGAAGTTCT